GTGTCCGCTTCGGTTCGCCCAAAGTTAGGGTTATCCCCCCCCTGCCGGGTTAGGGTTAGCCCTACCCTGTCGGGGTTTTCCCCTACCGGCCGGGCTGGGGTTTTCCCCTACTCGGGCAGGGATCGCCTCGGCCCCAGGACGGCCCCGCCTCGGCCCCAGGATCGGCCCAGGTTGGGCGATCGGCAGCGGGCTGGGGTTCGGCCACCTCGCGGGTCGCGAGCGCGCTGGCGGGCCTGCCGGACGCCCTTCCGATTGGCTTCAAAATCGAGCAGCCGTGAGAGGGTTGAGGCCCGCGCGAGGGGGGCCGCCGAGGCGCGCCAGGAGGCCCACAGGCCGCGATCTCGCCTGCGTCATGGGTGGGTCGGCCTCAGCAACGCAAACGCGCTGACGGGCCTCTATTCGGCCTCGATGGGGAAGCCGTCCAGCCCGATGCGCTGCTTGGGCATGCCGCCCTTTTCGCGGATGCTTTTCGCGTCGTGGTGCGGGTGGCACAGCGTCTGGAAGTTGGTCTCGTCGTCAGCGCCGCCTTGGAACAGGGGGATGACGTGGTCGACGACGTCGCCCAGGGTCACGCGCGGCGGCGTGCACTCGGCGCAGACCTTGCACAGCGGGTGCTTGGCCAGCCAGCGCGCGCGGCGTTTGGCGCCAGCGCGGCCACGCAGTCGGCCGTCGTCAGCCGCGTAGGGGCCCTTCTGCCAAGGCTTGCGGGTGGGCATGCGATCGGCTCCAGAAACGAAAACACCTCGCTCAGGTATTTCTGGACGAGGTGGGGCACCCGGAATATTTCGAAAATTTGAACGCGTGTCAAGCCTCGGCTCTGCCGTTCGATCACACCATCTCGCGCACGCGCAGCCGCTTGAGCAGCATCGCGCGGGCTTCGGCGACCAGCTGCGCACGCGCCATGTCGTCGTCGGGCAGGCGCGGCGAGCGCCAGACCGTCAGGCCGGTGACCAGGTTGCGCGCGTTCAGGTGCAGCGCGTTGCGGTAGGGCTGGGGAACGGAATTCAGGCAGCCGTCCACGCCGCTCATGATGCAGTTCTCGACGTCACCATCGAGCGCGCCGTTGACGTCGTCATACTGGCGGCTGGTGCGGTACTGCGCCAGGTATGCGGCGGCGGTCGGATAGCCCACTGCCGTGCGGTAGTCGCAGGCCCAGCGGTGCCAGCGGCCGAGCAGGTCGTTGAGGATGGCGTCGTCGTTGTTGATGGTGTGCTGCACGTTTTCCTCCTTCACGGTGCAGGTGGCGGCTTCGGGTCGTTCGCCCGCTTGAGCGCGAATGCGCAGGCCGGGCAGCGCCACCTGCCCTGCACGGCCAGCAGCGTCCAGCCCTGGTGCTCTGCCTCGTCGGCGGTGGACTGGAGCCCGCAGCCGTCGCAGCAGCTGACTTGCTCCACCTTGAGATTCATCGGCGCAGCGGCCATGGCGGCATCCATCCCTCAGTACGGCCAGGTCGGCACGGCGTCGTTGGCATGGCCGTTGAGCCAGGCGGTGACCACGCCGTGCAGCGCGAACCAGTGCCGCTCGCCGGCCACGCTGATCAGCTCGCGCCGGTACGGCGGCGTGATGCGGCCGGCTTTGGCCGCCTCGGCGCAGACCGGGCCGCGCGCGATGTGCCGTGCAGAGCACACCACGCAATCGGCCGTGTACTGGTGCCAGAGCCGCTTGCTGGCGGCCAGGCAGTTCGGGCACGTCTGCATGGCTCAGGCTTCGACCCTGTCGACAAGGTAGGCCGACACGCTGACGCTGCCGTGGGTGATTTGCTCGTCGGGCGTGTTCCACGACAGCGAACCGCTGACGGTGACGCGGATGTCCTTGGTGGCATCGTCGTGCAGCAGGTCGATGAAGGCGGTCGCAGCGGCCAGCGCGAGCTGGCTGTCGCGGTGGTGCATCGGCTGGGTCGCGACCACGCGCAGGAGTTCGGCTGCGACGTGATCCTTGGTGTGGCCCTTGTCGACGCCGCGGACAGAAGACAAGTAGCTCATGTGGTGATCCTTTGGTTTCGTAGTGCCGCGCCTTTAGAGCGTCGCGGCGGTGCTCTGCAAATAGGCCTGAATCACGGCTGCTGCCGCTGGCGCGACGATCGCGTTGCCGTAGGCGCGCAGTCGTCCCACTCGGGCGGGAGCCCCATGAGCCAGCGGGAATGTGCCGGGTTCAACTGGCCGGTATCGGTCATCGAGGCATCGGAGCCAGTCAGTAGATCGCCAGAAGCCGTTAGTCGGGCCGGGCCGCAAATCGCCGCCGCCGTCGATAGATCCGGCGGGCTGCCCTTCCGCTCGATCTCGCGCATCGATCCCTCCAACGTGCGCACATTCTTCTCGCCATCCGCCGCTCGCGCAGTTGGCCAGCCGGCCAGCGTGAACGCCTGCTCCGACAACGGCTTGCCACGCGTCTGTTCCGCGCGTTCCGCCAGGAATTCCGGGGAACCCGACGCCGAGTGCCAGTCCCTCGTCGCCGGCGTCGCCCAGGAGCCCAGGAGCCCAAGAGCTGCGAGGCGTGCAACGTTCGGGAGTTCCGTTTTCCCAACGCCTGCCGATCCTCGTCCGTCCGCCTGCAGCGGCGTCGGCCACGAAGACAAGGCGTTGTCGGATGTGTGGCGCGCCGACGCCCGCAGCTGGGAGATCCACCGCCGCGACGGCGTATGAATCGTTTTCCAGGTCAGTGAGAACAACGTCGAGCCATGCGAGGCCGTCAGGGCCTGCAACCTGCTCGCCAAAGACAACTGGAGGGCGGCGCTCGCCGATGAGCCGCTGCCAAGCCGGCCAAAGGTGGCGCTCGTCCTCATGCCCTTCGCCTTTGCCGGCGACGCTGAAGGGTTGGCAGGAGCAAGAGCCTGTCCAAACAGGTCGGTCATCGGGCCATCCGGCCAGGCGCAGGGCGTAGCTCCAGCATCCGATGCCGGCAAAGAAGTGGCACTGGCGGTAACGGGTGAGTTCGGCGGGATCGATGTCGACGATGCTTCGCTCGTCAACGACGCCGGGCGCGATGTGTCCTGCAGCGATGAGGTTGCGCAACCATTGAGCGGCATAGGGGTCGTTCTCGTTGTAGAAGACATCGAATGCATTCACACCGGCTCCTCGCCGAACAGGTCAGCTTGAACAGGTAGCGCAGGAGGCGTGGCGCGCTTGGCCGGTGCACGAGGTGCGGCGCTGACCTGCGGCATGAACACCCATTCGATGTCGCCCCAGCCATCAGGGATGCGCGGCTGCGTGGGGTCGGCCTCCTCGACGCGTTGCCAGAATTCCTCGTTGCGCAGCGCGCGATACAGGCCGCCAGTGCAGCCCGTGGCGTGCATCCAGTACCACATGGAGGTGGGCATCTGCGTGGCCCACGTGTCGCCTTCGAACCGCGGTTTGCGCGGCAAGAGCGCAGTCAGCATCGGCGGCAGCATGTGGCCGGCCAGGTGCGGCGCGAAGTCGGTGTGCTTCATTTTTCCCCCCGCTTCGTGAACCAGTACGTGACGGCGGAAGTCACCATCAGCGCCGAGTGTTGATGCGTTGCCTCAAGGAGAGCCAATGCGACGACTTCGGCACGGGCCCTTAGCTCCTCGGGTGTGGTCGGAAAGCGCGGATAGTTCAGAAGACCAACGCGATACCCGGCTTCTTCGCCGCCGGTGTAAATGAAGGTCGTCGGTTCGATGGTCACGCAAAGGCCCTCGCGCAAGCACTCGGCGCGCAAGGCCTGCTTCGCGACGTCGATCGGCCCGGACAGGTATAGGGCGATGACGCAGGTCGCGTCGTTGATGGTCTTCACGGCAGCGCTCATGTCGCGTACACCTGCTCGGCTAGCTCGCAGAAAAACGAGCAAGACGGCAATGCTTCGTTTCGGCGTGGCTCGCCACGCGGCAGTTCGCGCAGCGGGAAGCGTTCGTTCTTGCGGTGACCAGATCGGTAGCGAAGGAACCACGAGCCAGACCCGATCTCGTCCTGGAGCAGGCACATCGCCTCGAACTGTTCGGGAAAGTCCTCGCGGATGGCGCGCCAGTAGCCCTCGCCGCCCTTGACGCAGCCGATGCAGTTGGCGTTGTCATAGCCGAGGCGGTACATCACCGGCAGCTCGATGCCGGCGCGCTCCACCATCGCCTTGCAATCGGCCTTCGTCAGCCCAGCGTCAATCAGCGGCGCCAGCACAGGCCGGTCAGGGTTGCGGTCGCGGAAGTCGTCCAGGCGATCGGACTCTTCGGCCGTGTAGCCGAACACCATGACGTCGCCCGGTTGCTTCCAACGGTCTAACAGGTCGCGTTTCAGAGCGCGCGAGCACGGCGCACCCAGCGGGCCCACCATGTACTGCTTGCGACGAAAGACCCTGACGACGCTGGCCCCGTCGCGCTCATCGCGCAGCGTCGTGATCGGCTGCCCGAACCAGCGCTCGCAGTCGGAGGCGAAGCGCCGATTGTCCGGGTGTTCTTCCAGCAGGAAGGCATTCACGATCTCGATCCGGCCGTGCTGGGCGCCCGCGAGCTTCGTCGCCACGGCCGAGGCAGCGCCGCACGAGAACTGGCACACCACCCGTGAGCTGGCCGGGATCATGTCGCCTCCGCAGCGAGGGGGTCGAACGCGTCGACCTGCTGCGGCTGCAGCGCTTCGATGACGACCTCGGTGCGCGGGTTGGCGCGATCGATGCCGTGGAACACGTGCTTTTCGCGCACCTGGCGGTCGTTGCGGTAGACGCCGGCCTGCACCAGCACGCGATGGCCGGGCACAAAGGCGCTGAGCGCCGGCGTGCGCACCCAGCGGTCTTGCAGGACGTCCAGGACGATCGACTCGTCCAGGTCGGGCCGCTCGCTGGCGTAGAAGATCCGCAGCGTCACGCTCACCGGGCCGACCAGGCGCTGGCGGGCGGCGGGCGGGATCTGGCGCCGCGCGTCGTCCTCGAAGGTCAAGGCTTTGTCCGACTTGCGCAGGATCGTGCGGCGCGCGTCCTTCGGGCCGATCGTGGCCAGCTCGCGGCTGTTGGCCTTGCTGGCGGGCTCGCCGAGGATGACGAAAGAGATCACGTCCGGGCCTCCTCGTGCTCGGCCCGCTCGGCGTCGACTTCGGCGCGAAGCGCGGTGCGCCAGGCTTCGCGCTGGAACAGCGTCAGGCGCTCGCCGCGTTCCTCGCGCTCGCGCAGCGCCCACGCCCATGCCTTCGGGTCGCGTTCCTTCGGCCGCTCGAATCGGCTCAGGGCCTGCGCGACGCGCTCAGGGTCCGGCGCGGGCCGCGGCAACGCCAGCGGCAACTCGGTGGGCCGCCGAGCGCAAAGCGCCTTGAACTGCGCCAGGTTCGGCGGCGAGTCGGGCAAGTTGTCGAGCGCGTAGGCGATGGCCTTCGGGTTCTGCTGCAGGGTGGCCAGCTGGCGTCCCCACACGGCCTTGAGCGCAGCGACGTGGTCCGCCGGCGAGACGTCGGCCGGCGGCTGCCACTGGCGATCGAACGCGGCACCGTAGGTCGCGCGCAGCGTCGCCCAGATGCGCTCGATCCACGCGTCAGGGAGCGAGGAGACGGGGCTTGACATCGTCGATGACCTCCGCGGTGGGTGGGGTTGAATTTCGACCGTTGCGCAGGGCGCCGCCGACCATGAGCCCGGCCGATTCGAGCTGCTGGCCGACGCGGTCGTTCGACGTCGGCAGCGCGCCGCGGTGCACGCCGTTGGCGGTCTTGACGGCGTCGGTGCGCCGACCTTCGACGACGCCCAGGACGTAGGCGAACGCGTCGCGCTTGCCCTCGGCCTTGGCCGCTGCGTCGAGGAATTCGGGCACCGTGGCGCCGGCGTCCAGCAGCGCCAGCAGGCGGGGGTGCGACGAGTTCACGCTGGCGATGCCGGCCTGGCGCAGCGCGCGGCAGACCTCGCCCTGCCGAGTCATCGGTTGGCCAGCCTCACGCGCGCCCTCGCGTGTGTGCGCAGCGGCCGGCGGCGAAGACGCCGGAATCAGTGTTCCGGAATCAGGAATCAGTGTTCCGGATTCATCTATTCCGGATTCAGCACGGCTCGACCCCCTTGCCAAGTCGCTTGATGGGGGTGCAAGCCCTGGGCTTGCCCTGGGCTTGCCCGAGGCTTTCACACGATCGGAACCAGCATCGGCCTCGGGCTTTTGGGTCTTGCAAGCCGGGGTGAGCCCAGGGCTAGGTGGCGGTGGCAACTCGCTTTCTGGTTCACGGTGGTGCGGATTCTGGTGATCCGAGAACTTCAAAACCTGGATCAGCCTGCGCCCCGCAGCCTCGTAGCGGACGATGAACCGGAAGCGCACCAGCTCAGCCAGCAATGGCTCGACGTCGATTGAATCGAAGGCGAATAGCTCGCCCTTGATTCGCTTCGGGCGATCCTCAAGGCGGCCTTCACGATCGGCGAGCGTCCACAGGCCGGCGAAGCACAGGCGTGCCTCGAAGGAACATTCAGCCAGGTCTTCGTTCTTGAAGAACCCGGGCTTGAGGTTGCGTGCGCGTGCCATTGGCTAGTCCGCGGCGCGCAGGTAGCGCAGCGCGGCCGATGCATGGCTCTGAGGATGGGCCCGGCCGCCGGTCATTTCGCACTCGCGATGGCAGGCAGGTTGACGGGCGGGCGTGGTGCAACGGGCGGCGGCACGGGCGGCAACCGCTGCGGCAGCGGCGACTGCAACAGGCAAAAGCGCAGCCGCTGCAGCGTCGCGAATCCTGGATTCGAGATCGTGCGACGCGAGAACTTGGAGAGCCAGGAATAGCTCACGCCCGAGGCGTGGGCGATGGTCTTCCACTGGCCGCGATGAGCCTCAAGCAGGCGCCGAACGTCTTCGTCCAGCGGCAACTCGGTGATGGGTGCAAAGGTGTCCACCCCTCTGAAACGTAGCAACGGATTGCCGCGCGTCAAGCAGAATTTCTAGAACCCCCTGGTCGTGTCATGGTTCCGCGTACAGAATGGTGGGGTATGGGAATCCATTGCCAGACCCCCTAAAAGAGGGGAACCCTTGAGGGCACGCGTCATGACCACACGAACCGTCTCGCAATTCCTTCAATCGATCGCCGCGAACCTGGAATGCCAGATGCGCGCGCAGTCGATGTCCGAGAGCGCGCTCGCTCGCGCCAGCGGCGTCTCACCCCGAACCGTGGGCAACTTCCTGCGGCCATCGAACCGCGTCACGCACAGTGGCACGAGCATGAGCTGTCCCTCGGGGACGCTGTCGAACCTGCACAAGCTGGCCGCCGCCTTAGAGGTCGAGCCCTGGGAACTGCTACACGACAGCGTGGCCCGCATGCGGTTCCACAAGGTGATCGAACGCGCGTACCTCGACCGTGAGCAGACCGAGCTAGGCGACTCGCACGCCTAGTCCTTCGCGCTCGCATAGCGCGCGAATCGACGCGCGCTCACGCGTCTACACCAACGCGCAGACGACCGTTTTCCAAAAACCCTTCAGGCAAAAATTTGCTTGACGGCGCGCAATCCGTTGCTACGTTTGACCCATCAGCCCGATTCATCGCGCTGTCAAAAATCAAACGGGAGTACGGCAAAAAATGGAGACGTTCGCCATCTGCTCGGACGGCCTGAACAGCGATGCGATCAACGACATCGCCAAGGCCCTCGCCCATTTCGAACACGTCGAGGCGGGCCGCTTCACCGCGCGTTTTCGACAGAAGGACCCGAACATCAAGCAGCTGGTGCTCGCGGCGGTGCCCACCGCCAGCGTGCGCCGCTCGCCCACGGGTCGCTACGAGTGCTTCGTCGGCAACAGGCGCGTCGTCCTGAAGGGCCATCCCGTTTCCTACGGCACCGCGCAGCAGGCGTGGATCTTCTTTGCTCATGTCGTCGAGTCGCGTGACTCGGCCGCGCTGGGCTAGCGCAGGAAGCGCGTCATGAACCAGATCATTGAGCGCCCGGTCGGCGAGACCGGGCTGGCGGAGCCCTTGCCTGAAGGCTTTCCGGGCATCCGCCACGACGTCGAGATCGAGGCCTACCACGCGATGGTGGGGATCTCCAAGACCGGCCTGGACAACATCAACCGCAGCCCGGCGCACTACCACGCGCTGCACCTCGATCCGAACCGGCCGCCGCCCAAGCAGCGCGCCGGGCAGCTTGAGGGCACGCTGGCTCACTGCGCGATCCTGGAGCCGCACCTGTTCGGCCAGCGCTACGTCGTGATCCCGTCCAATGCACCGCGCAAGCCCACCGAGGCGCAATGGAACGCCGCGAAGCCGAGCCCCGACAGCGTCAACGCGATGGCCTGGTGGCGCGACTTCAACAGCCTGAACCAGGGCAAGACCGTCATCACCGGCCACCAATACGAGGTGGCCATGCGCCAGGCGGACAGCGTGCGCAAGCTGCACGACATCAACGACGCGCTCGGGCGCGGGATGCCCGAGGTGTCAGCCATGTGGGTGGACCCGCAGACCGGCGTGCTGTGCCGGTGCCGGCCCGACTGGGTGGCGCGCTATGGCTCGCGCGCGGTCGTGCTGCTGGACGTCAAGACCTACGCGGACGCGAGCGCCCACGAGTTCGCGCGCCAGGTCGCGCGCAAGCGTTACCACGTGCAGGACGCGTTCTACAGCGACGGCTACAGCGTGGCCAGCGGTGACGACGTGATGGGCTTCGTGTTCGTCACGGTCGAGTCCGAGTACCCGTATGCGGCCAGCGCGCTGATGCTCACCGAGCGCAGCCGCGCCCAGGGCAAGGCGGACTATCGCCGCAACCTGGACACCTACGCCGAGTGCCTGCTGCGCGGCACCTGGCCCGGCTACAGCCAGGAGGTGCAGCCCATCGACCTGCCCGCTTGGGCCATGGACAAGCCGGCTCAGGACGTCGTGGGCGAAGTTGAGGACGTCTTCGACGACGAGACCTTCGACCAGCAACGTGACACGTGGCAGGACTGAGACGCTGGTCATGGATGAGCACCACCCCGCCGACCCCTACCTCATCGCCTTGCGAGACCAGATCGCGGCGGTGGCGGTGGCGGCCTTCATCGCGGCCGACGCCGCGAGCTGTGAGGAATTCGAGAGCGTGCGCAAGCGGTACGCGCGCGCCGCCTATTCGATGGCTGACGCCATGTTGAAAGTCCGAGAGGAAAACGCTGAATGAACACCACCCCACGTCCCACCACCACGCTCAGGGACATCGCCTCCGGGCAGGTCGCCGGCTCGCTGCGCCAGCCGCGCCCGGACAACTTCCCGGCGATGCTCGAAGCCTACAAGGGCGAGATCGCGCGCGCCCTGCCCCGGCACCTGAACGCCGACAACATCACGCGGGTCGCGCTGACGTGCTTCCGCATCAACCCGCGCCTGGCCGAGTGCCAGCCGGCGTCGGTGTTCGCGTGCGTGATCCAGGCATCGCAGCTCGGGCTGCGGCCCGGCATCCTGGGCGAGTGCTACCTCATCCCCTATCGCCAGCGCGATGAGGGCTACATCTGCACGCTGCAGCTGGGCTACCAGGGCCTGCTTGAACTCGTGCGCCGCTCGGGCCTGGTCGACTCGATCTCCGCGCACCTGGTCTACGAGCGCGACGAGTTCGATGTCCAGTGGGGCACCGAGCCGGGCATCCGCCACAAGCCGTGGCTGGACGGCGATCCGGGGCCTGTGCGCCTGGTCTACGCCGTGGCGCGCCTGAAGGGCGGCGGCTCGCACGCCGAGCTGATGACGCTGGAGGACATCGAGCGCATCAAAAACCGCAGCCAGAACGTGCAGACCGCCAAGCGCTACGGCAAGACGACGCCGTGGGACAGCGATTGGGGCGAGATGGCGCGCAAGACCGCGCTGCGTCGGATCTGCAAATTCTTGCCCAAGTCGACCGACCTCGCGATGGCGCTGGCGCTCGATGACACCGCGCAGCGCGGCCAGCAGGTGCTGAGCGTGAAGGACGCCATGGACAACGCGTTCGTGCCCCCGCCCTACGTCGACCAGGACACCGGCGAGATCGATCCACCGGCAGCGCCGCCGACGCCGCAGGCCGCGCCCGCGCCGCAACGCGGTCGCCCGCGCAAGGCCGCGCCCGCCGGCGGCACCCCGGCACCCCGGCCGGAGGACTATTCGGTCGACGACGGCCAGGCGCCGGACGAACCGCCGATGGAGCCGCGCAGCTTCGAGGAGTACATCCAGGCCGTGCAGCAGGCGCCGGGCGCCGAGGCCGCGAGCCTGGTGCTCGATGAGGCGCGCAGCGTGCTCGGGCCCGCCAGGTTCGACGACCTGGTCACCGTCTATCGCGGCAAGTGGAGCGACGAAACATGAGCGCACGCCTGATCCGCTGCGACGGCACCGAGGTGCCGCTGGCCAAGTCGCCGAGCATGGCCGAGATCCATGCGCTGATCGGCGCGGAGACGCTCGACACGGTCTCTTTGCGGCATCTCGGGTATCCGCTGCAGGTCATGGTGCTCGACGACCGCGGCTACGAGGTTGAGATGGTCAAACACGGTGATGGGCACTTCGAACGGCGGCCCACGCGCGCGCTGAAGCCGGTCAACGAGAAGGCGACGCAGCTGTATTTGGCGAACTGCCGGCCGGGCACGACGCACCAGATCGTGGGTGACGTGGTCGTCTGCTTCGACCATGACTTCGAGTAGTTGGAATTGCAACGACTGGCGACGCAGGCTAGGCCCGGCCCGGCTCGGTTCGGCACAGCACAGCATGGCAAGACACGGCAGGCAAGGATAGGCGTGGCCCGGCAAGGCTCGGCACGGCGCAGCAGGCGCAGCAGGCGCAGCAGGCGCAGCAGGCACGGCAGGGTGCGGCAGGGTGCGGCCAGGACTGGCAAGGCAGGCAAGGCAAGTCGCGGCTTGGTGAGGCGAAGCTCGGCAGGCACGGCCTGGTTTGGCTGGGCCAGGCGCGACGGGGCGAGGCAGGTGGGGCGAGGCTAGGCACGGCACGGCGAGGTCAGGACTGGCAAGGCAGGCTGGGCAGGGCGAGGCAAGGCGGGGTTCGGCGTGGCATGCCAAGGCAGGCTGGGCGTGGCGTGGCGCGACGAGTCGGGGCGCGGACCGGCATGGGCCGGTGTGGCACGGCAGGCATGGTGAGGCTGGGCGCGGCATGGTGAAGCGAGGCACGGCAGGCTCGGCAGGGCTTGGCCCAGCAAGGCGTGGCGCGGGACGGTGAGGCGAGGCAGGCAGGGCTTGGTAAGGCACGGCCGGACGCGGTCCGGCGCGGCAGGCTGGGCGTGGCATGGCAGGGCCCGGCCGGGTACGGCGCGGAACGGCAGGCAAGGCGCGGTCTGGCCAGGCAAGGCAAGGCCGGGAGCGGCAGGCAAGGTGATTAACGGCGCGAGCAGCGTTCTCTGCTCGTACATGCGGCCCGAGCTGGCGACGGCGCGCCGCATGCACACGAAGTCGCTTTGATTGGAGTCTCGAATGGCATTCGCAAAGAAGGACGACGGCATCGCCGTTGTTCACCCCGCAAACATCCTGCGGACGACCTTTCGCATCAAGGGCACGGCCCCGCTGGTGCAGAACAAGTTCTCGCACAAGCAGAAGCAGAAGATGATGGCCGACATGGCGACGCCCAAGGCAGCCAAGAAGTCGAAGACGGATCGTCCCACGCGGGACTACGCATCCGACTTCCTGCAGGCGCAACACGTCAGCACTGCGGGCTGGAACGGCATCCCCTGCCCTGCTTTCCGGGCCGCGATGATCGATGCATGCCGCACGGTCGGCCTCGTGATGACGAAGGCCAAGATGAGCGTCTTCGTCTTGCCGGACGGCTTCGACAGGGACGAGGGAACGCCGCTCGTGCGCATCCTCTCGGACTCGCCGCCGGAGCGGACCGAGATGCTGGTGCGCAACGACAACGGAAGTGCTGACATCCACATTCGGCCGATGTGGCGCGACTGGGGCGCGGAGGTCGCCGTCGAATTCGACGCCGACATGATCACCGCGGAGTCCGTCGTCAATCTGCTGGATCGCGCCGGCCGCCAAGTGGGCGTCGGCGAGGGACGGCCGTTCTCGAAAAACTCGGTCGGCCAGGGCTGGGGCACCTTCACCGTGGTCACCTAACAGGAGTCGACATCATGTCCAAGATCACCGATCGCGAAATGGTTTTCGCTGCACTCGAAGCACTCGCTGCGTCTCACGGGAATCGCCTCAATAGCGCGATCGTGGTCAAGGAAGCCGAGCGCTACAACAGCCCCCTGCACGACGAGTTCGAGTGGGACGACACCGAGGCCGGCAAGCGCTACCGGCTTTTGCAGGCGGGCATGCTGATTCGCACCTGGAAGGGTGTCGTCGTCAAGGTGGACACGCAGGCGCGCACCGTGGCTGTGAAGGCCACCCGGCGCATGCAGAGCACCACCGCGCAACGCAGGACGAGCGGCGGCGGCTGGGAGGACACGGCGCAGATTCTGGCCGACCCGATCAAGAAGAACGACATGCTGCAGACGGTCCTGCGCGAACTGGCGAGTTACCGGCGACGGTATGCGGATTTGGCGGCGCTGTCGGAGGTTTGGCAGGCCGTCGATACGGCAATGGAGTTGCATGCGGAGTCGAGCCCGAAGCGCGGGCGCGACGATGGCGTGAGTGCAGTGGCGCCCTAATGGCTTTTCTCGGCTGGGCGTGGCGGGCAAGGCTTGGCGTGGCGGGGTGCGACAGGGCGAGGCAGGCGAGGCATGACGCAGCAAGGCTGGGCCGGGCTGGGCGTGGTACGGCAGGCAGGGTACGGCACGGTTTGGCGGGGCGGGGCTCGGATCGGCGTGGCAGGCGTGGCATGGTGCGGCGAGGTGGGGTATGGCTTGGCGAGGCTGGGCCAGGCGTGGCAGGCAAGGCCAGGCACGGCTGGACAAGGCGGGGCAAGGCGGGGTCTGGCAAGGCAGGCGTGGCGAGGCCTGGCACGGCACGGCGCGGCAGAGCGAGGCAGGCATGGCGGGGCCAGGCCGGGCCCGGTAAGGCAAGGCGCGGCGAGGCGAGGCAGGCAGGGCTTGGTCAGGCCGGGCCAGGCATGGCAGGGCAAGGTTTGCCACGGCAGGCGAGGCGTGGCTTGGCGAGGACAGGTGAGGACAGGTGAGGCAGCGCAGGCATGCGCACTTTTTTTTAACCAGGGAGCACATGGAAATGAATCGTTTTTGTCTCATGGAGCCGACCCCGGTCGTGCTTGAACACCTCAACACCCGCAGCGAGCAGCACGGCGACGACCTGGTGACGGCCATCGACCTCAAGTTTTCGATGGACTGCGGCAACGCGGTGTTGGACCTGTTCCATCCGCAGCTGCGCCGGATGCTGTTCTGCAAGCTGGAGAACCAGCCGGCGAAGAACCAAGGCGAGCTGGCCCTCGGCGAGCCTCCCGACATGCCGAACCTGCGCTGGCCGCAGCTCGACGCGCTGCGCTGGATGGAGGAATTGAGCGGACGCACGCTCGTGCTGGCCTACGGCATCGGCGGCGACTCGGACATCGTGCTGCGCGACTGCCGGATCAACAACCTGAAGATCGAGCCGCTCGAAGGCGGCACCGTCCACTTGGTCTTCAGGGTGCAGTGCGTGCCGCCCCAGCACGTGCCCGTCATCGATCGGCTCGCGCACATGCTCAAGCGCGAGGTCATGGCGACCTTGAGCGGTCCATCGGACACGTCGCTGCCCTTCGGCGACGAGGACGTGGTCGACGCCGACTTTGATCCCGACTTCCGGGAAGTCGGCGAGGCTGGCAGCGAGCCGAGGGACGCCACGCAGGCGTTCCTCGACCAACATGGCGGCGCGCCGGCGCACTGATTGGGAGTTAAAAAATGGCTCGATTCACCATCTACGTTACTGACGAACTCAAGTCATCCATGCGCGACCAGAAAGTTAATTGGTCGCGCGTTGCATCCGAAGCATTCGAGCGACAACTCGCCGCGAAACCCGCAGAAGCCGTAGAGGCTTGGCCCAGCATTGTTTGCGCGTTGTTCGAACAAGTGCGGCCGGTTATGACCTGTGATCCTGCATAGGCGAGGCAGGAGTCAAAACCACCATGGGCGATATTTCAGACTCGATGCTCAATGGCACGCTATGCGAGGGCTGCGGCGTCTATCTGGGCGGCGACGAGTTCGGCGTGCCGCTGGTCTGCGGGACCTGCGCGCGTGAGCGACGCGCAGCTGGTCGCGACGTCCAACGCGTGGGCCAGTTTTTCCATGACTGCGGCGAGCGCGAGACGCAGGGCCTGCCTGGTCGGAAGGTGCGTTGCACGCAATGCGGGCGCCTGGTCAAACGCGCCGGCCTGGCGGACCATGAGCGGGTCATGCATGGCGCGCCGCAAGACAGCAAGGAACCAACGCCATGACGACAGCAAACGCACCCCGTGAGTCTCAGATATTCGTCAACCGTCACGGGCTCGCCCGCGCGCTGTCGATTTCGACAACGATGGTTGCTCGCCTCGTCCGACAAGACGACTTCCCGAAGCCTCGCGCAATCGTCGGCGCGCAGATAGGCTGGTTGCTTCGTGAAGTGATCCAATGGAGCGAGGCCCGGCCCGCGCTGGTTGTCAAGCGCAAGACCACGGGAGACAAATCATGATCGGTGAGCAGGCTACCGGCGCGGTTCCAGGCGTGACGATTTCGGCCGTCGCGCACGAGGATCTGCGCGTCGAATTCAACGGGCAGCATGCGCGCCTCGCGGTCGTGTTGGATGACGGGACCATCGTCGCTGCCGGGGATGACGTGGCGCACGAGGCCCGCGCCGTCAGCGTGAACAGCTACCGCGCGTTTTTGAAGGGCGAAGGGCGGCTGCGCGTGTTCTCGAAACCCATCGACCCGGGACCGTGAAAGGCCCCGTTTCACCTATGAAAAGCGCCCGCATTTCGCGGGCTTTTTTTGGTGCATCGGGTGTGCACACATGGTATCCTTAGGTACCCCCACGGACACCATGTGTATACTGTGTGCCTGAGGTGGTTCTACCAGGAGGGCACACCATGAAAACGCACCGGCCAGCGGTCTATTCGTACACCCGGTTTTCTGACCCACGCCAGAGCACCGGGCAAAGCGCGGAGCGCCAAACGGCGCTCGCTGCTGAGTGGGCGAAAGCGCGGGGACTGACGCTCGATGCGTCCCTGTCCATGCATGACGAAGGCCTGTCGGCCTACCACGCGCGACACGTCAAGTCCGGCGCGCTGGGCGTGTTCCTGGCCGCTGTCGAGGCTGGCCGGATCGCGCCGGGGTCCATCCTGCTGGTTGAGCAGTTCGACCGCCTGTCACGTCGAACAGCGCTCGACGCACAGGCGCAGCTCACGCAGATTATCAATGCGGGCATCACGGTCGTGACGACGAAGGACGGCAAGGAATACAGCCGGGAGAGCCTGCAGGCGAACCCTTACGACTTGGTCATGTCCGTGGTGCTCATGATCCGCGCGCATGAGGAAAGCGAGAGCAAGAGCAAGCGCGTTACCTCGGCGATCCGCAGCCAGTGCGAGCGCTGGCAGGCGGGCACGTACCGAGGCCCTATCCGCAACGGCAAAGACCCCGCATGGATTCGGCGTGAGGGCAATGCCTGGATGCTGATCCCTGAGCGCGTGGCGGCGATCCGGGCGGCGATCGACTGCTATCGCCAAGGGCTTGGCGTCGTGGCCGTACTGCGTGAGCTTCAATCACGCGGCCTCAAATTGACGGAGAACACGCAGTCCGCAACGGTCTACAAAATGCTCAAGCAGCGGACGCTAGTCGGGGACAAAGAGCTGACTGTCGACGGGCAATCGTTCATCCTCGATGACTACTATCCGGCAGTTCTCACGCGTGCTGAATGGGCCGAGCTGCAGGCCATGATGGACCAACGGGCGCACGCCCCGCAACGCGCGATCACGACAACGGGTTATGTCCACGTGTTCACTGGCATGGGGATTTTGCGTTGCGGCTATTGCGGCAACGCGATGTCCGGTCACAACATCTCAGGGCGGCGCCGCCCAGACGGTAGTCAGCCTGACTACGGCCGGCGCATGTTGTGCCTCGGCATTGCTTCCAGGGGTGCGGCGCCGTGCCCCGTCGGAGGGTCGCGGTCGATCGTGCCGCTAGAGCGGGCCATCATGTCCTATTGCTCCGACCTGATGAATTTGCAGGCGCTCTATGGGCCGGACCGCGCGCCCGGATCACGCGCCAAGGTCACGCAGGCGCGCGCAGCCATCGCCACGCTTGAACAGCAACTAGAACGCGTCACGGACGCGCTAGTCGCGGGCGGCAAAGAAGCCCCCGCCGCGTTCATCAAACGTGCGAAGGGCCTTGAAGAAAAGATTGCCCAGGAGCAACGCACGTTGGCGGCGGCCGAACGCGAACTAGCAGCAGCAACGCGCCACGGCGTCACATCGCTTGAGGAAAAATGGCGCGCGCTGGCTGCAGGGGTAGAGGCTCAGGATCATGACGCCCGGATGAAGGCGCGCCAGCTTCTGGGCGACACGTTCGAACGCATCGACGTCTATCACAGCGGGGTCAATCCGAAGCGGACGCCTCCGGGCTCAATGGACATCGTTTTGCTTGCGAAAGGAGGCGTCGAGCGCATATTGCGAATCGACGCCCAAGGGAACTGGATCACCACGGAACAAACCAACCACCGCAGGGAGCTGACAGCATGAAACGCCTTTTCCACGCCCTTTGCCTTGCCTTCGCGCTGGGCTTCGCGGTCGCTGCCGCCGTCTTCTTTTCGCACGTGGTTGGCCACGCGCTGGCGCCGATCGACCACGCTCTGCAGTCAGTGAGTGCGGGAGACTCCTGAGCACCAACGCATTGCGCGCAGAGGCGCGCTCCAGTTGCCCAACCCCGCAGGGCCTGCAAGCTCTGGCGGGGTTTGCCCCTGGCAATCTATTCCCCTTCACGTCGTGCGGCTTCTGATAATGCTTAGCAGACTATGGCAATACATTCCCACGTCAGCTTTTGACCGAAAATTGACCAACCAGGGAGATGAGATCGATGGCAAATATCTTTTGGACGGCCGAGGAACGGCAAGCAATTACCGACGAAGCCCTGCGAGTGCAGCGCGTCGGCAAGGTGAAAACCCTGATCGGCATCACCGAGGCCGCGCAGCGCGTGATTCCGAAAGCTCGGCGGCGCAACATCGACCACGTGGCCAAGGTGCCCTGGCTGGTGGCCATCCTCAAAGGGGCCGCGCACGCGCCAGAAGGCCCCAGGATCGACGATCAGGCGCCGGCTGATACACCACCAGCCCCGACCTCGAAAAACGCGCCAAAACAGCAGCGGCATATCTACTGGACACGCGAGGAAAAGGCGGCCATCGCCACCAAGGCGGGTCAGCTGATCGTGAACCTCGAAGCGAGCGGCGCGCGCGACGCGCTGCTGAAGGCGCAGAAGCTAGTGCTGCCACCGCAGCGGCAACGCGACATCGCGGCCATGACGGTGATCAGGGACTGGTATCCCGAAGCGTTGGAGCAGGCCAAAGTCGTGGCGCAGCGCGAGCGCGACGAGGCCATCATCAAGGCGCAGGCCCAGGCGGCGGCAGCCGCAGCTGAACCCACAGCACCTGCAGCCGGACCTGCTGCGGTCGCCACGCTCGAACCGATGCCCGCACCCGCGCTGGCGCCAAGTCCGATCGCCTCGCCCGTCGCCTCGATCTTCAACAGCGGCCTATGGGTGAACCTGCGCTCGCAGCTGGTCAATGAGATCGCCAGCATCGTTTCGGAGGGCGTCATGCGCGGTCTGGAAGCAGTCAAACTCGGCGCGCCCCAGCCGGCGCAGCATGCGCCCCAGGACGCATCCACCGATGCCCAGGCGCCCCACGTCCCTTTCGTCCGTGAGTCCCGGCCGCCCAAACCTCCATCCGTGCTGGTAGTCGGCCTCAAGGGCGGGCAGGTGCCGCTGATCGAAGCGGACTTCGGCGCCAAGCTGGACCTGCGCTTCTGCGGCGCCCACGAGTCGAAGGACCAACTGCGCGCGATGGTGGACAAGGCGGACACGACCGTGGCGTTCGTCGACTTCCTGTCGCACAGCCACACCGACATCATCAAGCACCGCACGCACCACTACATCGAGAGCCACGGCGGCATGACGTCACTGCGTCAGAAGCTCGCCCAGCTCGTGATCGACGGCACGCGCACGAACGGCGCCACGCCGATCTAGGCGCGCGCAACCGGGCCGCCCCCACAGAAGGGGCGGCGCGCACCCAAGGGAGAACAACGGTGACCAACAACCGCACGCCCGCACGCGAGCTGGTGGAGCACGACGTCACGTCGCTCTACCAGCACTTCGCGACGACCGCGATCAACATCGTCAACGAAGGGCGTGAGTGCCATTCGCAGCTCGCGCTCGTCAAGATGGATGACGCCGAGCCCGGCAAGGTCGCGCATCTGGGGTTCATCGAGCCCGAGATCGTCAACATGCTGCAGAAGTCCTCGACCACCAAGGACTTCCTCATGCTGCTGATCGCCGACCTGCTGGCGGGAGACAAAATTTCGCCCTCGGCGCCGTTCGTGCCGGACGCCATCGTCCACGTGTCTGAAGTCTGGGTCGTGACGCGCATCGGCCCCATGCCCGCCGACCCGCAGGAAGCCGAGCGCAAGCTGAGCGGTGAATGCGACGAGCTGAGTGATCACCCGGACCGCACCGAGGCGTTGATCATCAATGTGCATACGGCACGCCGTTCCTACGTCGGCATGTGCCCGATCACGCGCAGCGGCAGCGAGCGGCGCGCGCAGTTCAAGCCGCTGCGCCAGGGCCCGACCATCGGCCGAATGACCCTGCACCAGGACACGCCGCATGGATCGCACTGAGCGCCGCCGGCGCGCGCGCGCCGCGAAAAGCCCGCCCCTGAGCTACATCAGCACGACGCTCAAGGGCGCGACCGCCGCCATGTCGCCGAAGGAACGCGCCCTCGCGCGGGACTGCTTCACGCATTGGTGGCAGCAATGGGACGGCGTGCGATTTGACGATCCGATGAACGTCGCCTTCACCGTGCACCAGGTAGTCGACGAGCGCGTCCAGCACATGCTGGCCACCTCTCCACACGGGCCCGAGGTGACGTGCCGCAAGGGCTGCGCCTCCTGCTGCCACCTGCGCGTGGACGTCTTTGCGCAGGAGGCGCTGCTGCTGCGCACCGCGGCGCGCGAGGCCGGCGTGGTGATCGACGAGGCGCGCCTGGAGCGCCAGGCAGCGGCGACCGACTTCCAGGCATGGGCCGCGCTGCCCGTCGAGGATCGGCGCTGCGTGTTTCTGGGCGAGGACCGCGCGTGCCAGGTCTACGAGCATCGGCCAGTGGCCTGCCGCAAGTACCACGTCAAGAGCGACCCCGACCTGTGCGATGCGGACAAGCACCCGGGCGGTGAGGTGGCCATCGTCTTCAGCGTCGAGGCCGAGATCATCGACTCGGCCGCCACGACGGCCTACGGCAGCGGGACGATGGCAACCATGCTGCTGCAGGCCGCCCGATGACCGAGCCGATATCCATCACCGGCGGGCGCGGGCGTGAGCTGACGCGTGACGAGAAATACTGCTGGTATCGCTGGGGGCGTTGGCCTTGTTGCCACAGCACCGGCTACCTTGCCGGCCCGCGCGGCGGCGTCATGCAAAACATCAGGTGCCCGCGCTGCGGCACCGAGATGAACGTCATCAATCCAGAGAATCGGCGCTTCTGGGGCGTGATGGGCTTCGGGCAGATGCTGCACGAGCCGGAGAACTACAAGCCGGCGGCCTTGCCGCTCCACGTGCGCGTCATCCGCGCGCTGTCTCGGGGGATTCGCTGATGGATCGACGCGTTTTCGTCTTCGGCAGCAACCTGGCCGGGCGCCACGGGCGCGGCGCGGCCAAGGATGCCGTGATGCACCACGGCGCGCGCTACGGCCAGGCCGAGGGGCACCAGGGTTCCTCCTACGGCATCCCGACCAAGGATCGCCTGCTGCGCACGTTGCCGCTCGATGCGATCCGCCGGCACGTCGACACGTTCCTGGTCTTCGCCCACGCGCACCCGGAGCTGACCTTTCGCGTCACCGCGATCGGCTGCGGCCTGGCCGGCTACACGCCGCCCGACATCGCGCCGATGTTCGCGACGGCGCCGGCCAACTGCCAGCTCCCGCCCGAGTTCCGTGAACATCTCGAACGGGTGTCTCCATGAGCTACGGCTACGGCCCACTGAACCAGCTGCCCACCGATCCGAACTGGGCCCGCCTCGTGCACGTGCTCACCACGGAAGCGGCCATCGAGCTGGACGCCATGGTCATCATGATCGTGATGCAGGACGGCGGTAAGCTGTCCTTCAGTGTCGACGGCGTGCCCGACACGGGCCCACTCGCCTACATGGCCATGGACTACCCGACGCTGCTGGAGATGCTTGCGGCGTTGCTGCGCAGGCAAGCAGCCCTCGATCGCGCGGAGACCCGGCAATGAGCGACATCCGTACCTTGCCCACGCCTGAGCCGCTGCCGGAAAATCCGATCGGCATCGCGCCGCGCCCGAGCAGCCCCTGCTACCACGAGTCGGTGATCCTGGACGAGCACGAGCGGTCGGTCCATTGCCGTGAGTGCGATGCCACGCTCGATGCCTTTGACTTCCTGCAGCGCAGCGCGCGCACGCTGCAGCGGGCATGGCAGAACTACGCGCATGTGCAGCGCGAGGTGCGCGCCATTGACGAGCGCCTGACCGAGCTGAAGAAACAGGAAAAGCGGCTGCGCGCGCAGGTCAAGCGCCTGCAGGAGAAGGTCGCGCCGCTGCCAACGACACCGAGGTCTTGATGAACCACGTCCAACAGGATCAATCTGCGGTCGCGCTTGCCGGCTTCCTGGCCAGGGCCGGCACGCACCGCGTGCACCGCGAATGGCTGCACTGCGGCCAGCTGACGGCCTACGTGCGATTCAACGAGCGCTACCTGCGTGACGGCTTGGCTGGCCTGTGCCTGGTGATCGCCAACGTCGTGGTCGACGAGGCGCATCGGCGCCAGGGCCACATGAAGCGGTTTTTGCAGACGGCCGCGGAGGTCGCCCAGGTCGCGATCGAACCGCCGGACTACCTCTACGTCGAGAGCGTCATGGATCACGGCCTGGCCGAGTACCTGCGGCGCTCGGGCTGGACTGAGACGCCCCGGCTGATGTCGACGGCGTCGCCATCGTTCTACAGGCTGGTGTCCGAAATGGTCGACCAGGCGCACGCATCATGACCAATACCCCCATCCGCATCGAGCAGATCCGCCGCGCCCACAAGAGTGCGCGGCCGAAGGCCGAGAACCCGGCGTGGCGCAACGCGCACCATGACCTGGGCGTCGCGCTGGACTACATCGACGAGCTGCAGCGCGCCAACGACGGGTATCGCGCCATGCTCAATGCGGCGCTGAGCATCACGCAGGCCGTGATCGCTGAGCTGCCCGCCCCGTTCGTACATCGCGTGTCGTGGACGCAGCCGGACGGCGAATCGACGTGGACGCAGTACCACGACGCGGACGACCCGTTGCCTACTGATTGGGAAGGTGAGCCGCCGGACGAGATCATCGCGCTCTACACCGAGAACCAGTTGCGCGAGGAGGCCGCCGCGATCTGCATGGAGGCGGCAGCGGAGTTCGGCGGCGTCGCCGAGGGCCCCATCGCGACCGAGTTCGGGAAGGCCATTCACGAAGCGATGGCTGCTGGCGCGTTGCATTGCGCTGTCCTTCTTCGGAATCCGATCTTGAACCTGGAAGGAACATGACGTGCGCCGCTCCCGCCCCTTCAAGGAATACGACGTGCGCGAACGCCTCATGGAGATGAGGTGGGGCCTCCAGCGGCGCGGTGCGCCGGCGCGCATGGAGTCGCGGGCGTTCGCGATGTTCGACGGCCTCCGGCTCATCACGGGCAACGACACCCAGCATCGCTCGCCCGAGGCGCGCCGCTGGCGAACCGTGCTGCGGCTCCGCTGGCAGCGCAAGACCGATCAGATTTTGCGCACCGTGCCGAAAGGGGCGGACCATGAGTGAGCCGGATCTCGACACCCTCATGCGGATCCTCAACGAGGGCATGTACGGGCACCTGCAGCGCCGCACCTGCACGGCCGACGCGCCGATGGCCGAGGCCGACAAGGATCGCTACCGCTGGAGCCATCCCGACGCCGAATTCCTGGGCATGGCGCCCACCGCGAACCCGGTTGAGGTTTGCCGGTGCCCGCACTGTGATCTGACCTTCACTACGTTCCCGAGGCCGCAATGAGCATCAACGAAGACACCTTCGCTGACCTATGGCATCTGTGGGAAGACCTCATCTTGGAGGATGCCCCGGAGGGTACTACGAGGCTCCCAGAGCGAGCCCGCGAATTGTTCCGTTTCGCTTTCTATTCGGGCGGCATGTCTGCGTGGAAACTTTATGAGGCTGCAATGGCACAGGCAAACATTGCCGACCCTGCCAGCATAAAGAGGACAGGCGACCAACTTGCGCGCCTTTTTAACGAATTGAACGCCGGGAACAAGCGGCGAAAAATCCCAAGGGAACCGGACGCATGACCAACGCAACGACCCCTATGGACGTCGGCCGGCTGCTTTGGGCGATTCGCGACTATGCGACGGCCGTCCAGCACCTCTCCGACGACCTACAGGACAAGGCGTGGCTGACCGTCATGGGCGAAGTCAATGCCATCACGGCCCAGCTCGCCAGTGTGACGGCCGAGAGGGATGTTGCCCTGAAGCGAGTCAAGGGCGCACGCAAGTTCATGCATGACTTCACGACGCAGGTTTTGACAATGGCTGACAAGAACCAGGGCCCACGCGGGGCCGACCTGATCTCGGAATTCCTGATCGGCTCGCGCATGCCGCCTGAAGAGACGCGCGCGCTGCACGCGGCCATCCAGGTGGCGGTTGAAGCGAAGCAACCGGCCGACATCGTTGACGCCCTGCTCGCGCAATGCGAAACCGACGAATGCGCGGTCTGCGGCTCCATCTGCTGCCCGCACGGCGAACCCCTTCACTTTCACCACGATGGATGCCCTGCCTGTGACTGCCCCCAATAAGCTCTCCCGCGGCGAGTTCGTGGAGCTGACCTACTGCGGCCAGACCATCGCGGCCATGGTGATGCTCGCCTCGACCAACGGGCGCAGCCTGGTGCTGGGCTTCGACGGCGCCCTGCACGTCGAGGGCGGCGGCATGTTCGCCGGCTCGATGCCGTTGCTGCAGGACGACGACGGCATATATCGCGACCTCGTCGTGGGCTCGCCGGCAATCATCGAACCGCGCCAGAAGCAATAAGGAGAGGAACCAGCAATGCCAGCCACCGCCAGAGCATTTTTCACCGTGACGGCCGGAATCATCCCTGATGAGCCGATGCCCGAATACACGCTGCGGGTCGACTACACCTCGCAAGACCGTGAGGCAGACCGCACCGACCTCTCGGGGCCAGCGGTGTTCGAGCAGCGTCGCGACCAGGCCATGGCGCACGCGCGCGAGCTGATGGACCCGAGTGCAGTCAACTGGGTGCGCCTGGAGTTCATATGGCTGTGACGGAACGAGCCAACCTGCTGTCGATGTGGACGGTGTACGACCATCCGATCGACGTGCCCGATCTATTCGTCGCGCGCCGCTGGGAGGTTCACCCGGACGGCCCGCGCGCGACGGACGACGTCATCACGGCGCCCACGCTCGATGCATTGCGGTCCGAGTTCCACCGCCGCGGCCTGACCTGCCTTCGGCGCGCGCCCGGTGACGAGCCCCCCATCGTGGAGACCTGGCTATGACGAAGATCGTCGAATCGACAGCGGCGTTGCCTGAGATTGACCTGCGCGAGGTCAGGCGGGACTTGGCTGACCTGCTGGTGGCCCTCGGCGCTGCCGCCGGCGGCCTGTCACGCGATGAACAGCTGCACGCCGTGGCAGACCTCGTGCGCAGCGGCAGCCTGCACGCCGGCTACCTCACCTATCTGCGCGAGAAGCTCGACGCCGTGCTGAACGAGGCCGCTGCGCCTGCACCATCACGCCACTGAGAACCAGGAGACCACATGCTGCGAGCACGCCTGAGCAACGGATCGTTTGTGCTGGGAATCGACGCCGATAACGTGCGTCGCCTGACCGCTGGCCAGCCCATCGTCGTCGACCTGGGCCCCATGGGCGGCAGCGACCGCGTCATGCTCATGTACGGGCCAACGCTGGCCGACATCCACCGCGAGCTGACCGCGGCGAATGGTGCGCCGCTGCCGCCGGCGATGCCCCTGCCCTCCACGGACGAGACGCACTGATGGACAGCTTCATCGTGGCGGCCTATCTGGCCGAGATGCAAAAGACCATCGAAGCGAACAGCACGTTCGCCATCGAAGCGGCGGCGCTGAAGTGCGAGCTGTGCGACAGCTGCGTGCGGGTCTCGGAAGTGCTCGCGCTCATCGACTCGGCGCCGGCGTCACCCTTCGAGAGCCACCTTCGCGGATCGGTGCGGCGCGCCGTGGCGGCGCGCGGGTCAGCAGGCGCACGGCCATGAAGCCCCGGCACGCGATCCTCGTCGGGCACCAGGTCAAAGAGTGCAACCTCATGACCTGGGCGCGCTGGCTCGAAGCGACCAGCCACCTGAACGAGCGGCACGTGGGCGACGACGATGCGGGCGGCATGCGCGTGAGCACGGTGTTCCTCGGGCTCAATCACCAGCACTGGAGGGGCGGGCCGCCGCTCTGGTTCGAGACGATCGTCTTCGACGGACCGCTCGACGGCATGCTCCAGCGCTACACCACCTGGGAGCAGGCCGAGGCCGGACACAACTTCATCCTGGCCATCGCGCGCGCTGAGGCCGCCATCGTGCGCGAGCAAGTCAAGGCCGAACTGGAACGGATCGCGAACGGCCCATGACGATGACCTACGCCCAAGAACAACGCCAGCGGATGATCGACTTCCTGCTGCACGAATACGGCACGCTCAACCGCGGCGCGCTGGTGGATTACTTCGGGATCTCGATGCCCCAGGCGTCGCGAGACATTCAGGACTATCTGCAGCAGGCACCAGGCAATGCCGTCTACGACGCCGCCGCGAAGACCTACGTGCGCGGGGCCAACTTCAAGAGGATCTACGCATGAGCGCCGATGACCGACCTGAAACCATGAACATCACCCTGGAGCCCACGCCCGAGCTGTACGACGCGCCAATCAACGGCGTCAAGGTGCCGGTGCGCATCTGGGCTGGGCACACGTCGGCCGGGATTCCGATCGAGGCATACGTGCTGACGATCACGCCTGACAACAAGCTCGACGCCGAGCGGCTAGCGGCTGAGTTGCCGCCGTTCATGCTGCCCTCGCGCCACCTCTACAAAATCGACGTGGGCGGCGAGGAAGCAGACGAGCGCGAGAAGCTACTACGCGCACGCGCCGAGGTCATCGAAGTGATGCAGCGCCACAACCTGATCGGCCACGTCGTCATGGCTGGCCAGCTCGGGCGAGCTGAGGTGATCATGCACCTCGACGCGCCCTGGTCGAAGCTGATGCTGGAGCCGCACAAGGACGGCCACATCATCCGCCTTCGATCGAAGGCGGCGGACTATGGCGGTGACAAGCAGGCGCAGCAGCAGGATCTCGAATCGACGCTCGGCGCGCTCTCGCTGATGGCTACGATGACCGGGACGGCTGCGATGCAGATGCTGGAAGTTTCCGCCCGATTCGACGAGGCCACCGGCGCCAAGCACTCGGGGCTCAAGCGCGAGCACAAGCAATGAGCGATGAGCGTGACGACTCCGCACTGACGCCGGCACAGGTCGCTGAGCAATCTGCGCTGCTGCAGTCGATGATTCAAGAAGCGGAGTGGGCGCACAAGCGCGTGCGCCTGGGTACATGGATTTCACGGGTTTCCGGCTTTGCGCTGCTGCTCATGACCCTGTTGAATTTGCTCACGGAGCACTTCCTGCGGGCAGCGGTCACTGGCGCAATGCTGACGTGGGTAGTCGGCACCGCCGAATATCGTTGGATCGACTGGCTGGCGCTGCGCGCCAAGCTGCGCGCCCGGATCGCCGACATCGAACAGTCCTCACCTCTAGGAGATTCGCCATGAGATGGTTCGGTCCGGCCTACGGTGCCCCCTACGAGTCCGACATGCCGCACGTCCCAACGCCGATTGGGCAGGACTGTGACCGATGCGGCGAGCCGATCCTCTGGGGCGAGAGCGGCGTGCTCGTGCCGCACGTGAGCATCGATCCGCCGGCGACACGCGAGCGCCCGCTGCACTACGAATGCCACTTGCGAACGGTCATCGGCGGGCTCAATCATCTGCGTGGCCTGTGCCACTGCTGCGGCGGCACGCTGCCGCCGGATCCGCCGGAGCTGACCCGGCGCCAGGCGGCACTTGAAGCCATGTGGCACTGGAACGAACATCGGTGACCAACATCACGACGCGGGAGAAACGTCCATGACCGAACCCATGCTGCGGCCGGGCTTGCCCGCCCTGCCCCCGAAGATGCGCGGCCTGCCCATCGACAAGCGCGGCTTTCCGGTGCCCGCTTTCGTGGCCATAGTTAACGGTGAGCCCGACCATCGGATAGTCGAACCGAGCTGGTTGAACGTCTGCGTTCGCGATCAACGCTGCTGGCTCTGCGGCAATGCGCTGGGCGCCTACAAGGCGTTCGTGCTGGGCCCCATGTGCGCGCTCAATCGGATCTCGGCTGAGCCGCCGTCGCACCTGGAATGCGCGCGCTACGCGGCGATCTCCTGTCCCTTCCTGTCACGCCCGCACGCGAGGCGGCGCGAGGCGGGGATGCCCGAGGAAAAGAAGGCGCCCGGCGGCGTCATGCTTGAACGCAATCCCGGCGTCTGCCTGGTGTGGGTCACCAAGACCTACCGCCCGCACCGCTCGAATGGTGGCGTCGTCTTTCGAATCGGCCCGGCCGAGTCCATGCAGTGGTTCGCCGAAGGCCGTGCTGCCACGCGTGAGGAGGTCGAGGAGTCCATCGCCGGCGGGCTGCCGATCCTGCAGGAGATGGCCCAGCAGGAGGGCGAGCTGGCGCTGGGCCATCTTGAGCAGGCGCAGCACGAGCTGCGGCGCGCTCTTGACCAGCAATTCGCCCAGGACGCCTAGTCCTGCAGGGGCGTCCAGTCGGTGAACAGCCGAGGAAATTGCAGCTGCGGCGCCGGCAGGCAAGGCATCACGCCCAGCACCACGCGCTGGCCACCTTCGAGCTGAATGGTCCAAGTGCGCCGGCCGTGTGAGTTCTGCTCGGGCAGGTTGCTCGCGAAGTAGCCGCCGCACGCCGACCGGATCTCCTCGGCAAGATCCTCAGCAGAGGCAGCATCACGCACCCAGGGGCAGGCGATGAAGTCGTAGCCGCGCGACGTCGCGCGGCGCACCGTGAGCACGTAGCCCAGCGGCAGCGCCGCCTCGGACACCAGCGGCACGATGCCCGCGACCTTCACGGACGGCACGCTCGCGCAATCACGATCAATGGACACCATGTTCATTCGATTCTCTCAGGGCAGGAAACCAGCTTCAGCTCGACGACGAAGCACCAGGCCCGGCAGTACGCGGCCTCCGCCTCGTATCCACTTCATCAACTCAACCGCGGCGCCCGCCATGTCGCCCGCATTCACTCTTCGGCGCAGCGTCGATCCTTTCAAGCGCGTCAGGCCAAGATTGAACGCAAAGTCGGTGATCGCGCCCAATGCGTCACCCGATAGGCGCGGGCACAGCGCCCGCGTGCCGGGCTGGTAGACCTGCGTCACCTGGGCGTGCATGAGCTGCTGTCCGACCTCACGGGTGATCGGCGGATCGCTCATCGTCACGCGCCGGCCGTTCGGGTAGCTCGTTGCGCCCAGACCGATGGTCGGCACGCCGGCAGGGCACAGGTAGGGGCGCGCGCGGAAGCCCTCGAATCGCTCGGCCAGCTGCTCGGTGACGGCGGCGGCGCGGTCGTCGGTCACCGCGTCACGCCTTGGGCGGCTGGTTCTGCTTGCGCAGCGCGCGATCCACGAACCAGAAGGCGAAGATGCTGCCGATGACAGCCTCGTCGAACTGCGTGACGACGATGGGCGCCATGTCGGCCAGGCTGGTGTGCGCCTGCCACGCGACGATGACGGTCATGGTCTTGGATGCGGTGTAGAGCACCAGGCACCACCAGTAGGTAAGCACTGGCCGCACCGTCGCGCTCAACGCGTCCACCCAGGTGATTCCGGTTGCCGTGCCCTGCGCCTTGAGCGCCTCGACCATGCCCGCCATGTCGGCCGCGTTCGCCGCGATCTCGGCCTGCGCGTGCGCGAGGTCGATCTGCTGGCTCGCGCGCGCCTCGTCGATCTTGAGCTGCAGTTCGGTCATGCGGTACTCGTGGTCAGCGTCCTGCTTGCCCTTGAACAGCGCGATCAGCTCGGGCAGCAGGCGAAAGAGCCCGCCCCCGACCATGGACAGTAGCGTCATCAGCATGGCGTCCTCCGGTCAGTGTTTGCCGTCGTCCTCATCGGACAGCTGCTGGAAGTCCGATTCCAGGAACACGCGCGTCTCGGGATAGAGGCGCGCGATCAGGCGCTTGAGAGATCCGAACTCGGACTTCAGCCGCTCGATCTCCGCTTGCTGGTAGGCGTTCTGGCTCTGCAGGCGCGCAATCGACTCGACGTCCACCTGTCGATCACGCCACGCCTCGCGCGCCATGCCCACGGCCTCGTCGCGTTCCTTGAGCAGCTGCGTGATGAACACGCTTTCGACGCGGTCCTTCGTCATCTCCGTTCGATCCCGGCTCAAACGGCGCCGCAGGAGCGCGACGCCTCCAACGGTGGTCACTGCGGCAGTCGCCGCCGCGGTCCAACCGATGATGTCTTGACTGGTGATCATGTGCGGCATGGCGCGGCGGCGCAGTCGGGGGCTACGGATGGGCTGAGTCAGTGTTTGGCTATCGCTCGTGTCGGCGCGGCGGCGGCGGTCAGCAATAGAGGATGGGCGTGACCCGGCGACTGCGGCCACCCGCGCCCGCCGGGTTGACAGTGTCACCTCGGATGCCGACCGTCTGGATCTGGTCGTTCGAACCGTTGGTCTGCAGGAATGCGAAGGCCAGCAGGTCGCCGGCGCTCAGGCTGTCGACATGCGTCGAATCCTCGTAGATCCCCGTGGTGCTGCTGGTCAACGAAATGCTCCCCAGGCCATTGGCGGCGTTCACCCGGGCGGTCATCGTCGTGGGCGTGGTCTGGCCACCGGAAATAGAGGCCCGGATGACGATCATGTGGTCGCCATAGAAGGCGAACGGGGCCTTGGTCTGTACCTTTGTCTCGGTGGTCGACCAGCCGCCCGTCGGATCGCCTGACAACGAGTCGTTGCCCCCGATCGGGCACACATAGGCGGTCACCCCGTTGGTGAACGAAGTGGTCGCCGTGCCTTTGCTCTTGCCGGACCGTAGATCCCAATTCGTGCCGGAGGACGCGAAGTTCACGCCCAGGCAGACAACCTTGGCGTTGACCGTCCCGGCGCCCGAGGTCGTAGCCCAACAAACCTTGTCGGTCGTCGTCACGCTGTCTGAGTGCGTGGTGTCCTCGATGAACCCGGTGGACGACGCACCAATCGACAGCGCGATGTTGCCGTTCGCGCCGGTGACCCGGAAGGTGCAGCTCAGGCTGTTGGTCGATGTGTTCGTCGTGATATAGATCGACCCACGGGAGAACGTGCCGGCTGACCGAATGGGCACCTGAGCGAACAGCGCCTCGGTGGTGTTGTTCATGTTCCCGATGAGCCCCGTAGGATTCACGAAGGACGTCTGGCTGGCGTTGCCCAGGTTGAACGTCGTCTGGCCGCCGGTGGCATAGCTGCTGAGGCACTGCCAGCCGGCGGCCACGCTCGACGTGCCGTTGAATGAACAGTGCAGGCTGCCGGCAAACGTCACGTGCTTCAGGAATCCGAGCGCGCCGAACTGCATGTTGATCGCATTGCCGGCGCTCAGGCTATCGCTATGGGTCGAATCGGACATCGCTCCGGTGGCGCTGCCAGCGATCGAGACCGTCAGATTGCCGTTCGCACCGCCGACGCGGCTATTGAGCGTCGCCGAACTGGTGTTGGTGTTCGTGAGCACGTTGAACGTCAGGTCAGCCAACGTCCCGGCGTTGTTGATCTTCCATTGCGCCCATGCCTCGGTAGTCGAACCGGCGTTGTCAGAGCCGGCGGCCAGGCCCCACCAACGCGCAGTCAGTGAAGACGTGTCGAAGAAGTCGACCAGGGTGAACGCCGCGCCGATGATCGTCTTGGACACGTTCAGCCCTGCGCCAGTTGAACGACCCGGCCGAGCGCGCCGAGCTTGGCATTGAGCCCCTTGTCTTTGACCAGCTTCGGATGCTTGAGCGTCAACCGGCGATCGTCGTCATGCGACCACGTGATCTCGTGAGGCGGCACGCCCAGGTGATCGGCGACGGCCGCCACCGCGTGGTTCTTGTGCTGGTTCTCGGCCAGGACTTCCTCGTGGTGCGCCTGGTGGTCGTCCTTGAGGTGCTGATGGTGCTGGCAGTGCCGCGTCGCATGGTGCGCATGGGCCACATGCACACGCTGCTCCGGCGTCGCGTAGTGGTCGAACAGGAAATGCAGACGGCAGCCACAGGTGTCGGGCTCCCAGGCGTTGCCGTGCACCTGGTCGAGCGTGGCGCCGTCGCCCAGCGCTTCTGCCGGCGTCAGGCCGCCGAGGAATCGGACGATGTTGTCCAGCGTGGCGCGGCGCCCCTCGATGCGGTGGAGGTCCTCACCGCTCAGGCCCTCGGCGTTCGGGTCGATGGGGCCGAAGGCGTCGCTGACGTCGTAGGTCTTGCCGTCGAAGGCGGTGAACTGCTGCATGGTGTCGGGTGCTCCGCGGGTGTCGTGGTGGATCAGGCGAGCGCGAACTTCAGGTCGAACGAGACGTCGGCCCCGGTCGAGTCCTGCGTGCCTTGCGCGGTCAACGTCATGTTGTCGCCCACCGCGAACGTGACGTCTGACGAGAACGTGACGGTCGGCGTGCCGGAGGTCGAGAAAGCCACGGTGCCGATGCTGGAGCCATTCTTGTTCAGCGTGAACGTCCAGGTGGCCGCCGGGTTCGTGTTGCAGTCGAATTGGCTGCCCGTCAGCGAAGACACGAGCTTGAGCTGGCGCGTGAACTTGTGCTTGTAGAGGAGTTCGGATGCCGCCGGCTTGCCGCCGAAGAACAGGCCGAACACCACCGGCGTGTCGGCCCAGGACGGATTGGCGGAGGCGCCCTGCGTTTCGAGCTTTTGATACTGCGTGCCCGCGGCCAGGCGCGCCCACGTCGAAGACCCGCGATAGAGGATGTCGCCCTGCGCCGCCGAGCCGATGAAGTCCAGCACGTCGGACAGCGTGCATTCTTCGGTGTCCCCGCCGCCGGCCGTCTTGCGGCCCAGGATGCGCGAGGTCGCCGAGACGTTCTGCATCTTGGCGTAGGTGACCGCGTCATTGGCGATGGTGGCCGCGAACGAGCCCGTGCCGCTGCCGGTCACGTCGCCCGTGAGGGTGATCGTCTGATCGCCGGTATTGGCGCCGCTGAGCGTCAGCCCACTGTCCTTGATGAGCTTGCCGGTCGAGCCATCGAACAGCGCCACGTGGGCGTCCGTGGCGCTCGCGGGGCCGATCACTGCACCGTCGATGTTCTCCTGCGCGATGTTGAAGTCGGCGCCGACCGTCGCCTGATCGCCGCCCGCGTTCGTCGTCGTGCAATAGACGGTATCGCCGACCTCGACGTTCACGCCGGAGCCGCCGCCGATCTTGCCGGCGATGCTGACCTTGTAGACCCAGCCCGACGTGGCCGCCGGATAGTTCGGGTTCGCCGAGCAGTCGATGACGCCCTTGAAGATCATCACGCCGGCGGCGCCGCCGCTGACGACGTTGTCGACGTAGGCTTTGACCGCCTTCTGCGTGGCCAGCACGCTGTCGCTGTTGGCCGCGAGCGTGCCGTCCGTGTCGCGCGTCAGCAGCCCCGCGGTGCCGCTGCCGGTGAAATACGGGATCTTGTCGGCGGCCGACGTCAGGCCGCCGAGCGCCGCGAGTTCCGCGTCATAGGCTTGGACGTCCGTGCCGATGGCCAGGCCGAGCGCGGTGCGCGCCGCGGACGCCGTCGTGCCGGCGGTGCCGCCATTGGCGATCGGCAGCGCGGTGCCGCTGTAGTCGATGGCCAGCGTGCCGCTGTTGGTGATCGGCGAGCCCGAGATCGACAGGAAGCTCGGCACCGTGGCCGCGACGCTGGTGACGGTGCCGCCGCCCAACGCGGCGGCATGGTCGAAGATGCCGCCCGCGCTGTAGCGCTCGTCATGCCAGGTCAGGACGCCCGAGGCGAACACGGCGCGCCCCACGCGCCCGTAGGTCGCGGTGTTGTTCCAGTTCGTGGTCGACGTCGCGGTGGTAACCGCGTGGGTGCTTCGGTGCGCGACGATGTAGTTCGTCGTGTTGTCCGTGGCAGTGATGGTCGTATCCGCCACCGAGGAGACGTCGAAGTCCCCGCCATTGATCCCCACCACCAGGCCCGTGTCGGCCGTGACGTCGTGTGAGAAGACGAACGCCTGCCCGAGCGCGGCCATGTTCTCGTTGATGGGCACTTCCGGGTGGACTTGCCCGTCCGCGACTTGTTGAATGCTCATGCTTGCGCCTCAAGTGGATGGCCACGGCCAACCACGGCCGAGAGCTGAAAAACGCGAACCGGGATCGGGTCGCCCGGGGTGAATCCGTCCGACGACTGATCAGCGGCGCTGTAGGCCGCCGACGCGCTGCTCAGCCCGGTGATCGTGCGCACGAGGGTGGTGTACGTCCCATCCGTGTAGACCTCGACCTCGTAGGCTTCGGTGGCCTCGCCGAGCGGCACGTTGATGCCGCCCGAGCCGACAAAACGCGTGCTCAGACGCGTGCGCCGCTTCCAGCTGAAGGTGATGTCCAGGCTGCCGATGTCGCGCGCGGCGCGCAGATCGACCGGACTCCAGGGCTTAAGGCGTTCGGCCGCAATCGCCACGTCCTGCTCCGCGGTTTCCGAGATCGAATCGCCCACCGAGACCGGGCGGTAGGCGCGCGTCACGCCGATCAGGCCGGACTCGATGTTGATCGTGCGCACCGTGGGGACTTCCAGCAGCACCACGGTGTCACCGGCGGCGTGCCCATCGATCGCATAGCCCGTGCCGCGCTGGCCGCGCAGCAGCCCGCTTAGCGTGTAGGTGCCGTCCGTCTCCAACGTCGCGGTGCGGTAGTGGATGATCTCCCACGTGCTGCCGGACTGCACCGCAGCGCCGTTCGACCCGGCCAGCACCTGGGCCCGCGTCACGCTGCTGGGCTCGCCGTTGTGCATCGCGACGTTGATCGTGCTGTCCTCATCAAAGACGAAGCCGCCGGCAAACGAGGCCAGCGCATTGGTCGACGTGCCCACCGACGTGCCCGGCCTGGGCATCGTCGCCTGCCGAACCCAGGTCGAACCGCCGTCATCGCTGGCGAACACCAGCGTGCCGCGGTAGTACGGCGCCTGACCATAGACGCCCACGTAGGCGCCTGGCGTGTCGTCGGCGTCGCGCAGCAACGCGGTGTCCAGCAGCACCATCTCGGACGGCACCTGGATCGGAACGACCTGGCCCGGGAACTCGCCCTGCACGCCGTTCACCAGCTGATTGACGACGTCGGCGTCATCGGTCACGCCCTCCCAATGGATGACGGGGCCGTCGTCGCTGCGGCGCATCACGCGCACGCGCTCGCCATCAAGCAGCACCGTGTCGGTGGGCACCAGGCGCGTGTATTTGCGCGCGGTCGTCCACTTGCGGCTGTTGCGGCTGGCCCAGCGGTCGAAGATCAAGGCGTCGGCCAGGCGCCGCGCCTCGGTGGCCGTCAGCACCGTGGCCAGCTGCACCTGCTGGTCGTCGCCGGCGTTGATGGCGCGGCGCTCGCCGTACTGCGATCCTGGTTGGTAGTCGGTGAAGGGGTCCGGCGCGGCGACGAACAGGCGCGCCGGCAGGTCAGCCTCTTGCGCGCGATCCTTGCTGATCGGAAATTGGTCGGCCTTGTCGACGCCGGCGCCACATTCGTCAGCCGTGATGGTGGCCACGGTCGCGCCGCCGCGCCGCCTGAAATACAGGATGTCGTCCTGCTCGGTGCCTTCGAACAGGTAGGCCGTCGACAGCTGCTCGATCGCGCCGCGCGCCGGGCTCAGGGCCGCCATCAGGTAGCCGCGCAGCAACTGCGTCAGCTCCGAGACGTTGAACTCGCCAGAATCCATCCCCGAGATCGTGCAGAGCCGGGCGACCGCGGCGCCGACCGTCGTGGCGAAATAGTCCAGGCGCCAGGTCTGGTAGGAGCCCAGCACCAGGAGGCTCCCCGCCACCTGCGGGAACGCGAAGTTGATGCCCAGATTACCGTCGCCGGTCACGCCCGCCTGATAGAGCACCGCGAACGTTTCTGCGTCGAGAATCGTGACGGTCACGATGCCGACGACCTCGCCCATCATGATGATGCTATCGGTCGCGCTGTCATAGGCGATCCACTCCAGGCCGCCGGCGCTCACCGACGCCGGGTAGGGGTGCACCGTGATGACCGGCGTCAGGGAATCGGTGATCGTCCAGATCCGGCTGCCGATGGCGACGTAGCGGCGGCGTGTCGGATCAAAGCAGGCGCGGTGGCTCTGCGCCGCGCCATCGGTCAGGAAGACCAGGGGCACCGTCGTGATGATCGCCGACATCGACTCGTAGTTGATCGTGCCGTCCACGCCGATCGAGCCGCAGTCGGTGACGAAAAACGGATGCGGCACCGGGAACCGCAGGCGCAGCACGTCGATGTTGAAGGCGCCGGCGCCCAGCACGACAAACTCACCGCCCGCGCAGATCCACGATGCGTCCGGCCGGAAGTAGACGCGGCGCGTGGTCGGCTCGTAGGCCAGCTTCGCGGCGCCCGCAAACAGGGTGATCGTCCCGGTAGGCGCGAACGTCTGCGCGTTGTACCGATAGACCTTCGCGCCGGTCCCGCTGACCCACACTTCATCGCTGGGCGGGACGTAGCACATCAGGTTCTGATCGATGACCTCGTTCGTTCCCTCGATGCTCGGATAGTCGACCGTCAGCAGCGCCAGGCCGCTGACCTGGTCAATCACCTTCAGCTCGATGCCGGGCGCGTGAGAGGCCGACGTGCAGTTCGGATAGGTCAGCATCACGACCTGGCCGTCATTGCGCTGCGCGCCGCCCATGATCAGGTGGCCCCAGTCGATGCCAGCAAAGCCGCCGGGGACGAACGGGTTCGGGCCCAGCGCGGTTCCGGCCCCGAAGAACTCACCATCGGCCGTCAATTCAACGGTGATGCTCGGAATGCGGTTGCCGAACTTTTCCAGCGGCAGCCGATTGAAGACCACATAGCAGTAGCCGCGGTAGCCCGGCACGTTGCCGACGCCCAGAGCGGCCTCCATCGTCGGGTCGGGCAGCTGGGTCTCGGTGCCCTGGTAGAAGGCGTAGTCGACGTTGCCCACCGGCGGGTCAACGCCGCCGTCATAGATCAACACCTGATCGCCCCAGATTCGGCGGATACCACGGCATGGCCCGAACGACAGCAGCACCGCGAAGCTGCCGTAGTAGGCGTAGGTGATCGTGGTCTGCGTCGGGCCGCTGCCCTTGCCGCCGGCCGACGTGGTCGTGTCCGTCTCAACCTCGATGAGATCGGCCGCCCAGATGACGTTGCCCGCGACGCGGTTCGTGCCGAATAGGTACGGGATGTCGGCGCCGTAGGTGCTGGTCTGCGTCTTGAGGTCGGACAGCCGCGGGCCGGAGGTCGTCGAATCGGGAAGCATTGATTGCGCGACTTCGGCGCCGACGAGCGCGCCCACAAGCGTGCCAAGCTGCGGGTAGCCGAAATAGCTGCCGACCGCATAGCCGACTACCGTGAACGCGAGTTGCACTGACATGCTCAAACCTGTTCGGAGTCAGCGACGCCGGGCAGCGCGTAGTACGCGACGACACGGCTGGTCCAGACCTGATCGAGGCGGTGCTCGACGACGCGGCGCTCGGCGACGAGCGCATGCACGATGGCCAAGCCGCCGTAGGCGTAGGGCACCAGGACACCGACGTGCTGCGGATTCGCCTCGAAGGCAATCAAAACGACATCGCCGGCGGCGGCCCGGGCCGGCTCGATGGGTCGCAGGAAGCGGTCGCATGCGCGCCTGAAGGACACGCCATCTGGCCGGCGGGCGTAGCCGTCAAACTCCGCCGCGCCCGGCCAGGTGCGCGGATCTGCGGGCATCAGACCGCTGGCAATCATCACGCCCCGCACGAGGCCGCCGCAATCACAACCCACGCCTTTGAGGTGCGCCTGGTGCCGCCACGGCGTGCCGATCCACGAACGTGCCTCCGCGACGATCTCGGCGCGCGTGATCATGATCGAGTCTCCCAGTCTGTGCTGATGAAGTCCGCCGGGCCGTCCCAGCGCTGAAACGTGAGGAACGCGCCGCCCTGGGGCCCGGCCTGGCCGCCATGCCATGCCCCGCGCGCAACGTGCAGGAGCTGCGCCGCAAGCGGCACATCATCCAAACGTGGGTGCAGGTCGACCACGCGCGGCAGCACGCTGATACAGCCGGCTCCGGCGAGCGCCAGGTCGTAGCTCTCGCAGCGCACGTGCCGGTGCTCTGGCACCTGCACGTTGGGCAAGATGATCGAAAGCTCGGTCTGCCACTGGCCGCACCGGTGCAACACGATCTCGACCCAACCGGCCGAGCAGCGCATGGTCTGCGTCGCACGCGTCAGGCGTAGGCAGTCGTTGTGCAGCATCGCGCGCGCGTAGGCCCGCAGGCTGGTGAACTCGCTCATTGCCCGCCGAACCTCAGAATCTTGTCGATGCCGGGCAGGTCCTTGAAGCCCCGGAAATTGACGGCGTTGTTGAATCGGTCGCGGCACGTCGCAAACGCCTTGGAGCAGCCCGCGACGATGCTGAACGTGTCGCCGCCCGCGACCGCCGCGGCCATCGGCAGCTGCAGCGTGATCGTGCCGCCGGTGGTGCTGTACTTGACCTCGATGCGCCTGGTCGCGTTCAGGCCGGTCGTCCAGGTCAGCAGCCCGAGCGCAAAGTAGTTCTCATCCGGCGCGCCGGTGGTGCTGGGCGTCAGCCGAACCGTGGAGCCGGCCAGGTCGGTGTCGAAGACGCGGTTGCTGGTCACCGCCGTGACGGTGCCCGTCGTCGTGAAGTCGGTGAGGTCGACGGTGCAGCGGGCGTCGCCGAGCGCGGCGGTGCACGACGGCCCGATGATCTCGCCGATGCTCTTATTCAGCGGGTCAGCGATGCCGCGCAGCTCCACCTTGAAGCCGGTTCCTTCGACGGTGACCTGGCCGAGCCATCCGTGCAGCTGCTTGAGGTCGCCCATCGTGAGGTCGGCCCAGTTCACCTCGAAGATCCGCATCTCGGCGTGATCCCAGACGCCGGCGAGCAGGTCCGCCTCGGTGATCGATTCACTGTTGAGAAAGCCGAGCGCCGAGGCGTTGCCCACCGCGATGCCCGCGTTCGTCTCCACCGCGCTGCGATCGATGCCCAGCGCCGCCTCGTAGGTGACGCCGCCGATCACCAGCGGCAGGTCGTGGCTGGTGAAGCCGAAGACCTGCGCGTCGGTGCGCGTCACCAGCCAGCACGTGGCCATGGTGTGCGCGCTGCCGGCCAGGTGCGCCGCGAGCGCGCCGGAAACCGTCTTCATTCGCGCACCTCCACCAGCGGCACCGAGTCGCAGTCCACGAGCAGATCGGTGCCCGCCCGGCCGCCTACGTGCTTGTCGACGATCACGCCGGGCAGGCGGTCGATGTCGTAGCGACACGGCACGAAGAACTCGCCCGACCAGGCGTAGGTGTCGCCGCTGACGTGCCCGCTGATCGCAACGACACCGGTCGTGTAGGTGATCGTGGCCGAGCCCGTCACGTTGGTCGTGACGCTGGAGCGCGTGCGAAAGACGGCGATCGTGCCCGTGCGGGGCCGCGTGATCTTGCGGTCATAGGCGCTGCCGCCCGAACCGTAGCGGTAGAACATCTGCCAGTTCGAGCCCGCGGCAGTCAGCACGCCGGCGGCCTGCGTCACCGTGTGGTCGATCGGGTCCAGGAAGGGAAACGACTTCGCGCGACCGCGCATGGCGTGGAAGTGCGTCTTGACCTGCAGGTAGTCCGAGGCCGAGCGGATCGCGAGCCCGGCGTCGTAGGCGTGCCGCGTCTGGGCCCAGTTCTGGTTGGTTGCCTCAAAGCCCGAGAGCACTGCGGTCAGCTCGGTCTGCCACTCGGCCTCGGCGCGCGCGTGGAACGCGATGCGGCGCGGAAACTCAATGTCGACGAATTCCATGTCAGCGAACCCTTGCGTAAGCCTTGCGCACGGCCGCGCCCGCCTGCGCCGCGGCCTGGTCAGCGGTGGCCTTGCTGGTGCCGGCCGGGAAGTTCTGGATGATCTGGATCGGCCGTTGCGTGGCCGACTGCGACGACGTCGACAGCGGGCTCACGTTCGCGCGCGAGCTGCCGGTCATGAGGTACTGCTTGCCATTGACGTCCAACACTTCAGCGCCGCGTTCGGTCACCGGGTAGAGCTTGCCGGGCAGCGCGCGGCCACCCACAGCCAGGCCCGGTGCCGCGTCCGCGAACAGGTTGATGCTGCCGTTGTCGACCACGCCGGCACCAGCACCAGCACCGCCCGAGCCCGAACCAAACAGGCCGAGGATGCCGCCCAGACCGCCCCCGGTGCTGCCGGAAGAGCCCGCCGCATTGGCGGCCACGGTGGCCAGGGCCGAAGCCGCGGAACTCGCTGCCGCCGACAGCGTCGCGAGCGCGGCTTCGGTGGAGGCCGCTGCCGCGGTCATCGTGCCTGACGCCGCGGTGGCGGACGCGGCGAGCTGGGTCTCCGAGGCCGCCGCCGCGTTGGCCGCCTGCGAGTCGACTGCACCGAGCACGCCGGCGGCGCCACCCATGGCCGTATCGCCGGCGGCGCCCGAGGTCTTGCTGGAGCTGAACAGGTTCAGGAAGCTGGTGAGCAGGCCGCTGCTGTTGGGGTTGTTCGCGGTGGCCGCCGCGCCGCCCTGCAGGAAGCCCGCGAGCGGCTTGGTGATCTCCTCTTGCACGGCGATGCGCACCATGCTCGCCACGATGGAGTCCGCCAGGCTCTTGAAGCTGGTCTTGCCGGTCGTGACGAACGTCACGAGCGCGTCCTCCAGGCTCTTGAACGCGTCGCCGACGCCCTTGCTGACGCGGTCGACCATGCTGCCAACGCTGGTCTGGTAGTCGGCCAGGCCCTTTTGCCAGCCCTTGACGGCGTCAGCCTCGGCTACCTTGAGCTTCGCATAGTGGTCGTCCCACTCCGACAGGGACGCGGACAGGAACTTCTGCAGCAGCGCGATGCGCTTCGCGTAGGCTTCTTCGTCGTCAGCCGTCGCGATGCCGCCGGCAGCCGCGCGCTTGACGGCGATGTCCGCATTCGCGCGGTCGATCTCGGACTGGTACTTGTTGGTGATCTGCGAGATCGCCTGCGCGCGGATGCGGTCCTCGCCGCCCACGCCCACCAGCGCGATCTCTTCGGCGTGCGCGCGCTTGGTCGCGTCGAGCGACTCTTGCGCCGCCAGCTCCTCGGCCAGGTAGCCGGCGGCGCGCCGGCGCTGCGCGGCAACGCTCTCGAAGCTGAGCACCGTCTCCTGCGTGGCGGCGTCCTTGCGCACCTTCGCGAGCTTGGCCTCAGCCTCGGTGATCGCCTTCGCGTTCTCGTTGGCCGCGTTCACCGCGCCATCGCCCGTGAACTTCTGAACACGACGGCGCGCGATCTCTTCGGTCAGTGCCGTTTGCTCGGCCTTCGAATTGGCCTGCAGGAGGTAGAGCTTCTCGGCGTAGTAGTGTTCATCATCGATCAGGCCGGCAGAGCGCAGCGCGCTGAAGACCTGCTCGGTCGACTTGTAGATTTCCTGTTCGGCCTGGGCCGATGCCTTGATCTTGGCGATGTCCAGGTCGAGGGTCGACTTCTGGTCATGCGCCGGGAAAGCCTTCTCGCGGATGTCGGCAAGTACCTTCAGCCGTTCCTTGTCATCCGGCGCCCGGCCGGCGCGGTCGAAAATTGCATTCGCGTTCGCGAGGTCGCGCGTCAGCTTTTCCTGCTTGGTCAGGCTCTCCTCGACCAGGCGCATCACCGCGATCTCGGCCTGCTCATGGCGCACCTTGGCGGCCTGCGCCTCTGCGATCCGGTTCGTGAACTTGAGTTCGTCCTGCAGGCTGGCCTGGCGCGCCTGCAGGTCGGCATCCTCCTGGGAGCCATAGATCGATTGCGTCTGCGCCAGGGACGGCGCGGGGACGTCATAGATCGAAGGCGGCCGGCCCTGCAGGGCCGGCTGGGGCGTGTAGATCGAAGGCGGCAAGGGGGTCGATGCCGCCGGCGCCTGGTAGAACGATTTGCGTCGCAGCTCGATCTGCTTTTCGACCTGCGCCAGCTGCTGCTCCACAGTCTCGGTGCGCCCGACATTGAGCATCGCGTCCCAGGCGCCGCTCGCCGCATTCTTGACGCTCTGCCAGGCCGACTCGACCGTTCCAAGGTTCGTGGACACGCCTTTGAGCCGTTCTGACAGCGCGTCCGTCGCGACGATGAGCGCCTTCTGGTCGTCGCCCTGCTTGTGCAACGTCTCGATGTAGTGCAGCTGGGTCGCGTCGAGGAAGTGGTACTGCCGGTTCATCCGGTCGGCGCCGCCGACGACATCATCGGCGAGGCCGACAAATTCCTTGGCAGCATCCTCCGCAGACGCGCCGGTGGCCTTGGAAAACCGCAGAGCCGCGGTGCTGGCGGATGCCAGCGCCTGGCCCGTGAAGCGACCACTGGCGGCCAGTGCCTGCAGCACCTCGCGCGTTGAACCGATGGTCGAGTTCGTCTGCTTGGCTTGCGCCACGGCCAGATCGTTGAACTTGCCCGCCGTCAAGCCGGCAGCGTTGCCGGTCACGTCGATGGCGCGCGCCAACGCATGGCTCTCCTCGGCGCCCTTGATCGCCGCAAAAGCGAAGATGCCGATGACAGCCGCGACGCTCGCAATGATGACGGCAGTCCCGGACAGCAGCAGACCGGCCGCACCGGTCGCTTCTGCGAGCACCAGCAGCGAACTCGCGGCCCCCTTGATGTTGCCCTGGCTCAGTTCGTGGCCTATGGTGACGACCTCCTTCTGCGCCTGATGGCTGGCGAAGGAAAAGGAATTCATGGCCGCAGCAGCTCCATGCAATTCTGCGGTGTGCCCTTTCGTGGCGGCGGCGGCAGCCTCAATCGCTTTCAGCGAGGCATCAGCAGATGCCAGCTGTTCCGCGCTGGCGCCCTTGGCGGCGAGGGCCTGCAGCTTGATCTCGCGCGTGGTCAGGCCGATCTGGGCGGCCTGCTTGGCGAGCGAGGCCACCGTCTTGTCGATCGATGCCTGGGTGCGCGTTTGCTGCTGCGCGAACTGCTGCGCCTGCACGTCGGCCTTGGTCAGGCCCTCGGTGTACTGCGCCGCGTCCAGGCCCAGCGCAACGACCAGCGAGCCAACATTGGCGCCCATCAGGTTTCCTTTGGCTTGCGCGGATTGAAGGCGAAGAAGGCCGCCTCCTCGTCCGCAGTGGGTTCGTCTTCATCGTCAGGATCAGCGGGGTCGAACAGGTAGTCCGACAGCGTGACGTCCTTGGCTCCGCCCATCCTCGTGTCGATCAGCAGCGCGATCTGAGCCAGGTACAGCTCCATCCGGCGAGATGGCAACAGGCGCCGCGCCGCGTAGCGCTGCCAGTCCCGGAACTCCGCCTCGGGCAGCGTGCGAGCCAGCGCGCCCGCCGGTTGCCCGAGCGCGAGCGCCAGGTCAAACAGGAACTCGCGGCGCGGACTCAGTTTCCCGATTCGTCGGCCTTTCGGCCGTCCGCGGCGGCCAGCACCAGCTGCAGCATGGACCAGGGCTGCACTGCGAGAAGTTCGATGTCGCTCGCAGCGGTCGGGTCGAACATCCGTTTGCCCTGCTCGTCGCAGATCACGCGCGCGGCGGCGCGCGCCAGGCGCCGCTTCTTGCCGTCCTCGGACTCAGCGGTGTCGGAGGCTGCATCCACCTCCTCGACGGTCGGCGGCTTGACGTAGACCGTGCCCCAGGCCGGCACCGCGACGGCCACCGGCTTGGGAGACGCCGTCGCCTGCATCGCCGCGATCAGGTCCTCGCGGTTCATCAGGCACCCGCCTGGTCAAAGGGCCTGCCGGTGTTGCGGATGGTCATCGTGGCCGTCCACAGACCGTTGACCGAGGCGGTCTCGGACATCTGCGTGATGAACCCGATCTGCGTGCGCACGCCGCCCGACTTGGGCAACGTCACTTTGACCGCGATCGGGTCGCCGCTCAGGTTGAAGGCGGCCATCGCGAGCTGGATGGTCGTCTGCGGGGCGTAGTGAAAATCGAACTGCGTCGTGCCGAAGTCGGCCAGGCCCAGCTCGTACTCCTTGGCGGTCGAGCACAGGCTGGACGCGTCGTTCTCGGTCTTGGTGCCGCCCTGGTGGTTGTAGCCGGTGAGTTCGCACCAGTTCGAGAACTGCGCCTCGTCCGCGTGGCCACCGCTGGTGTAGGTGCCCCACGCGGTCGAGTCGGTGTCCACGAGCGCAAAGGTGCTCGAAGACAAGGTGTCCACGATGTACACCCCCGCGTTGACCTCGGTCATGCCGAGCACGCCGGTGATCAGCACGACGTCGCCATCGACAAAGCCGTGGCCCGCGCTGGTGACGACGGCGGGGTTCGCCTTGGTGATGCCGGTGATCGCCTTGGACGGCGAGACCGCATCGAAGCCGATGGACACCGCGATGGTGCTGCCTTGGAACTTAAATCGCTTGCCGCCGCTCATTTCGGGGCTCCTTTCGAAGGGACGAAAAAAAGCCCGCACGAGGCGGGCATAAAAACCGGCAACTGCGAAGAAGCCGGCGGAGGGTACGCGTGGCGCAGACTTGGCTACGGCGCCGAGGACTGCTGGAACAGGTAGGTCAAGATCGCGCGATTCGTGCGCGTCTCGCCGTCAAAGGTTTCGGTGCCGCCGATCTGGCGCACGCATGGTGGATCGGTGTCTTCCAACGCCGCGATCACCTGCGCCTTGAGCGCCCGCATCTGCGGGTAGGTCACCGCCACGGCGTCGATGAACACGGTCACGTCGTCCACGTCCTCGCCGTCGCTGCCACACATGGTCGGAGCGGGATCGGTGGACACGATCGTGTAGCGCACTGCGGGCCACACGGGCAGCGGGTCTCCCTGCGGGAAGGCATTCGGATAGACGCGATCATTGACCAGCGACCGGAGCGCCGCGAAGATGGCCTGCGGAACGGAGAGCGTAGGCATAGGCGATGGGGGCGGCGGCGGTGGCGAAGGAGGGGGCGGTGCGGTCAGCGTGATCGCCTCATCGAGGGTGATGCTCTCGTAGGCGCCGACCGTGCTCATGGTCGTTCCGTCGTCGACCGAGCCTGGCGGCGTCGCCGTCGGCTGCAGATCCAGCTTCACGAGGCTCAGATCCACGACGTTGCCAACCGCGCCTGCGGTCTCGATGACACTGCCATCGGCGATCAGCGAGAGCGCTCCATCAGCCGCGATGTAGATCCCCATGATGTGGGATCCCGGGCTCAGCGGACCGCCGGTGCTGGACCAGGAACTGCCGCCGGCTCCGGCCACCTGCGCCGAATAGGAGCCATCGGCATTCAGATTGAGATAGACGAACTCCACGACCGGCGCGACGGAGTCGAACTCCAATTGCGCGCCGCCAGCGCCGGTCGATCCCGGGTCGCTATTGAGCAGCATGAAGAACGGAAGACCGGAGACCAAGCTCTCGTTGGCATCACCGTGCAGTTCGAGGTGCGTGTAGGGGACGTAGTCGGTCGACGGCGCGTAGGGCCCCTCGGTGTAGGTCGCGAAGGGCCACAGCGCGAGCCGATTCGATTCGATGCGTCCTGGCCTACTTGGATAGAACGTCTCAGTGACGATCAGCGAGGAATCGTCAAACCAGCGCCAGCGATTGGCCCCAGTGATGGCCGGAAAAACGTCGAGATCGCGCGATGTCGGATCGGTCCCATCGGGGGCCGTGAAGGTGTCGAGAATGATGGCGGTCATCGTGTCAGGCCCCCGCCTTCTTAGCGGCATCTTCCACGTCCAGAGTGAGCGAGATCGCCATCGCCGTCAGCGCGTTGTTCTTGCTCGCGTTGAATCCCGGCGTCATGAACGGGCGCGCCGGCATATTCACCGTGCCAAATTCCTGCAGCGAACCGATGCGGCTGGCGTAGCCGTGTGCCGCCTTGCCGCGCACTGCGACGATGTGTTCGGATGTCAGGTCGGTCTGGCCCGGCTGGATGCGCTTGACGATGATGTTTTTGCTGATGTTGCCGGGGAGCACCAGCTCACCTTCAACCTTGTAGGGCTCGGCCGCGCGCGGGTCTTCCACTGCCTTGATACAGGCATCCTTGACGACCTGCGCGCCCGCGTTCGTGCATCGACGCGCTGCGCGTTTCTGCATGTCGGCCTTCAGCGTCTTGAGCGTCTCGCCAAGTTCACGCAGGCCCGCGACCTGCACATTGCGTGTGGTGGCCATCACTGCCCCTCGTTGACGCCGGACTTGCAAATGATGACGACCGTGCGCTGGCCCATGTCGAGCTGCGCTGGCGGCGTCGCGATGTTGTAGATGATGGGGTTCCTGAGCGTGGCAAAGCGCAGGCGCCACTTCGCCGACATGCCGTCAATCTGATCTGACCAGCGGATCGTGATCCTCGTGTCAGCCTGGTCCTGGAGCTGATTCGCAACTTCGGCCTCACGTCCGCGCGCGGGCACGATCGGCGCGATATGCGCCCACACGGTGGCGACCTTCACCCACGTGATCAGCTCCGAACCCATGTCGTCGCGCGTCACCTCGGGGCGTTCGACCACGACGCGAGCGTTGAGTTTGCCGGCCCTCATGTCGTCACGCCATCGCAGATTCGAGACGGTATGGCCGCAGCAGCGAGACGGCGCCCAGCGGCACCTCGGTCAGGGCGACGTCGGCGCTGTTCTCACGGTTTTCGTACAGGTGCCCGAGCACCAGCAGCATCGCCTGCTTGATCGGCACGGGCAACGGGCACGGGTTGGGTGAGTCACCGGGCGCGCTGTAGCCTGCGACGTAGCGCACGCGCACGGCCGCCATCTTCTGCTGCGCCACCGGCCAGGTTGCGCCCACGGCGGGCAGCACGCGCGCCGGCTCCTCGTGGGTATCGAACTGGACGTCGGCCAAGGTCTGCTGAACGCCGGCGAGGTCCACGTAGGTGACGCTCTCCAGCGCGACGACCGGGCCGCCCGGCAGGCGGATGGGCATCGCGGGGCCGTCGTCGATCAGGTGGTAGGCATGGACCAGCCAGCCGGGGAAACGATGCATGCGCCGGCGATGGTGCGGAAAGTCGTCGAGCGCCAGCTCCAGCACGCACGGCGAGATGCAGCGGCCGGTGAACTTCTCGGCCCACTCACGCGCCGCCGTGATCTGTCCCAGGATCAGCGGGTCGTCAGGGTGCACCGGCGGGCTGTCATAGACGTCGAGCCGAAGGTGCAGGTGCGCCTCTTCGAGCGTGATCGCCTCGGTGGTCGGGTAGGTGATGATCTTGGGGTTGCTCATGGCTTTCAGCCTGTTGCGGTGGACGAGGCGCGCAGCGCAGCGCGCCACTCCTCGGCCATCGGCGCGCGCGCGTGCTCGGGAAACGCCGGGATGCCCGCGGTGAAGTGCAGCAGCTTCGCGTCGGCGTTCTCGCCGTCCTCATCGCAGAGCCAGTTCCACTCCTTGGGCAGTGACCCAATGCGCTCGGCCGGGATGAACCGCAGCTGCAGCAGGTCCAGCGGGTTTGCCTCGGCCACGAACTCCGGCGTCACGTGGCGCCAGGCGTAGTGCGAGCAGTTGATCAGCATCACGCTGGCCCACTGCTTGCGCTCGTAGTCCGGGTTGTCGCACTCCATCGCCGTGCCGAGGTACTTGCGCGGGTGGCGGGTGCGGTACGCGTGCTTGACCACCCGCACGGCGTCGTTGTGATAGACCAGGCCGAACAGCTCGCACAGGTCGGCGCGGCACAGCATGTCGGCGCCATCGACGAACACCGCCCAGCCTCGGTAGTTGAGCATCCATGGCACCAGGAAGCGCCGGAACGTGAACGCGTTACTGCCCTGCTTGACGCCGGCCGTGGCCAGCCGCGTGATCGGCGTCAACGCCAGCGGCTGCGTGGCGCGCGCGATCACCGAATGGATGAACGCAGTGGTTCCGGCCTCCGCGCGCTCGTCGTGGCCGAAAAAGACGTGCAGCATGCAAGCGCTCAGGGCAGGTGCGCAACCATGCGCATGTCGCGGTGCAGGCGCCCGGCCGGATGGTGCTGCGTGGGCTCCTCGCGGATCTTCTCGAAGCTGTGCTGCGTCAAGATCGCGCGCAGCGAATCAGGCGTCCAGCCCCAGCGGTGGCACATGAACGGGTCACGCGTGCGCGGATCACCGTACAGGCCCCACATGCCGGCCTGGTCCGGGTGTTTGCCCGAGGCCGTGTGACCGCTCAAGATGTTCTCGCAGCACTTGACCAGGTTGGGCAGCTCCAGCACCAGCATGCCGCCAGGCATGAGCAGGCGCTTCCATTCGACGAGCAGCTCGTCACTCTCCCACCGGTGGAAGTGCTCGAATCCGTGAATGCACATGATCTCTACAGCGCACGCATCGGGCAGCGGCACCGTCATCGCATTGCACAGGATGTCGGGAGCCAGCGCGCCCTCGCTCGCGACGATGTCGATGTTCGTGTAGCCCGCCAGCACGCGCCCGCCGCAGCAGACGTTCAACTTCAGCCTCATCCAAGCCCCTTGATGAATTGCCAGGCCGCCGGCGCTTCGCTCGGCCGCCACTGAAACCACGAGACGCGCTGCAGGAATTCGAGTCGGTTCGGGTGCGTGAACGCCCGACTCGCGAGCCACTGCGCCGCGCCGTCTTCGACCTCGATGGGCACGCCCGCCACGGCCGCGTCGATCGCCACGTTGGAGTGCCTGCAGACCACCAGCGAGGCGCCGCGCAGCAGCTGCGCGATCGGCGTTTTCACGTCGCGGTCGCAGTGCAGCCGTGAGAACTCCTGCCGCGGCTTGGGCCGGTGCAAGATCCGCCGGCCAGGAAGCCGCGCCTCCAATTCGGCCAGCTTGCGTTGTTCCCAGTCGCCGGCTTTCAGGTACTCGCGCGACTTACGCCCGAGGCCCACCAGCACGATCGGCCCTGCCGGATCGGCGTCCTCGCGCAGTGCCAGGCCGTGAGACGTCCAGCGCGTCGCATCAGCCGGCGCGCGCTCCAGCAGGTGCTGCGGGTGATCCTGGTCGACCGACACGCGCGAGTAGCCCAGCCCGTCCTTGGACTTGCCGAAGTAGCCCAGGTCCAGCAGCGCCGCATGGCCGCCGCGCAGCAGCTGCCGATTGCGCGCCTCGTTGTGCGGGCCGTAGCCGACGCCAAACAACACGAGCCAGTCGCTTCGGCCCTCGTAGCGTGAGGTCAGCTTGACCACGTCACCGCACCGCACGGCTGCCTTGCGCAGCGCTTCGAGCATCGGCACGGCCGCCGCGGACGGCTGCTTGACGCTCAGGAACTCAACCGTTCGTTTAGCCACGCCGCGTAGACCTTCGCGATGTCCTCCAACTTGGGCGCCGCCAGCAGCAGCTGGCCGGCGATGCGCTGGCGGGTTTCCTGCTCGATGAGCGAATCGAACGCGGCAGCCATCTCCTCGGGCGTGTCCGCCCAGCACTCGGCGCCGCTCGCGGTCTCGATGCAGCCTTGCTCGCGGTTCAGGATGCACGGCGTCCCGCTGCCCTGGGCGTTGGCCGCCTTCACGCCGGACTTCCAGGTCCGCGGCGCGTAGCCGTGCGGCTCGCGCACGGCCACCACGATGTCCAGCTCGGCCAGGCTCACCGGGTTGATGACGAAGCGCCAGCCGCGCGCGCGGCACGCCTCGTCGAGCACGGACGCCCACGAGCCCAGGTACTGCGGCCCGCCCTGGTAGCCGACCGTGCGCACGCGCGCGCGGATCGGATTGACCCGCTGGCCAGGCCGCGCGTGGTGGGGAAGCGTGAGCACAGGCCGCCCGAACTCCGCGCAGTCGGCCGCCATCGCCTGGGTCGCCGCGACGAGGGCGATCGGCCGAATCTGTTTGATCTGCGCGCGCATCCAGCGCATGCAGGTGTCCCTATCCCAGGTGTTGCCCAGTGGCTGCGGCCAGCTGTCGACGACGTCCCAGACGACCGGCAGCTTGGCGCCGCGCAGGTAGCTCAGCAGGTCGGGCGTCCCGCGCTTGACCAGCACCGCCAGATCAAAGCGCCCGAGGTGACGCGCATCCGGGATCACGTTCGCGCCCAGCGCGTGGCCGAGCTGCTCGCCGCGAATGGTCCAGCTGCCCGAGGTTCCTCGACCAGTGAACAGGAGACGCGATTGATTCATTGCAGCAACCTCTCGAACGCCTCGCCGCTGCGGATCTCGTCGAGCGACCATTGCGCCCAGATCATTCGGCAAAACATTGCCAGGCGCGCGGCGTCGTCGCGCCGCGGTTCCTGCTTGCCGAACTCGGCCAGCGGCAGCGCGGCGCCGGCGCCGATCCAGGTGGGACAGTCGTAGAACACCGGCACGCCATGCATCAGCGCGAGCAGCGCTGCTCCACTATTCCACGTGAAACATTGCTGCACGTCGGCCAGGTCGGCCACCAGCGGCACCTGGGGCGCGGTGGCGCCGGGGTGGCGCCGGATCCGGCCATGCACGCGCTGGGCGACCCAGCTTGTCCACCCGCGTGGCGACGCGATGCCGGGCTCGCCGATGCCGCGCTGTTCCAGCACCAGGTTCTGCACACCGTCGAGCTTCCACGGCGCCAGTTCCACGCCCAGCGCGTTCCAGCGCTGCGGCCCGCCATCCGGCCAGGTGCCGGCGCCGCTGTGATGGCCGAGCGCGAGCGCGAACCACTTGCCGCCGAGCCAGCCCTTGCCGAGGTAGCCGTTCTCGGCCACGACCACGCGCGCGCCGGCCGCCTCGAAACGCAAGGCGGTGTCGTTGTAGCCGCCGTGCCGGTTCCAGACCAGCAGCAGGTCGTCCGGGTCCGGGTCCAGCAGCTGGTGCGCCAGGCGAAAGCCGTTGGCCTGCAGCCCGGCGTCGAACGCCTCGCGCCGGTAGTGAAGCGACTCACGCAGCAGGTTCAGCGCACGGCGCATAGGTGTCGGCGCGGACCTTGACCTTTAAGGTCACGTCAGGCTCCAAAAAGCGCCGTTCGATTGCAGCGTCAGTGACGAAAACTGGGCCGTCACCACCTGGGTCGCAGCGCCGTCGATCGTCTCGGCGCCTGCGGCGGCCACCGTCACGGTGTTGCCCGAGCTGTCGATCTTCTTGACGTTGTAGACCTTGCCGACCCCCGCACTAAACGCACTGTCTGCGGTAGGCAGCGTGATCACGACATTGCCCGCAGTGGCGTCGACCAGCACCGTGTAAAACGTCGCATCAAGGGTCGTGTCTGCAGTGACCGAAGCAATGTAGGCAACCACCCCACTACCCAAGCTCACATACCGAGTGTCGAGCAAGCCCAGCAAGTCGTTGCTGGACACGATGGATGGGCGCGCGCCACCGCCCCCCACCGCCAGCAGCTGAAAGAAGCCGCCGACGACATCGTCGATGTCGTTGAATCCAGCGCCGAAGGCCCGGGATTTGATGAAGACGTCCGCGTCACCGAGGTCGCCTTCGATCAGGTCATCCCCCGCCGAGTTTTGTACCGAAATGAGGTAGGCCAGGGCATACCCCGAATTGCCCAAGTTCACGATGAACACTTCACCGCTACGGAAACTCGTTCCCAAGGGGCAGTCATCACGCCGGGTGACGGGGACGGCCGTGGGGTCGGTCATGGCGCCCAGCACCCAAATCCCGCAGTCCTCCGGGGTATCCCCGGATTGGATCAGCACCGACTGCCCCTCCAACACGTCCGCCCCGGCGAAGGTGTAGGACTCCACGGTGGTATCGATGGTGCCCGTGGTCGGATGCGTATTCAACGCGTCCTGCCAATGCACCAACTTGCGGGTATAGGCTTTCTGCACGCAGGCCAGCCCACCGGCCCCATCGACTTCCAGCTGGGTCAGCGGCGTGAGAACTGCCGGCGCGTCCGTCAGATCCGTGAACGCCGTCGCGCCGCCGCCGGCACCGAGATCGACCGACGCGCCGTCAGCTGAGAACTCATTGGTCAGGCTGTCGATCTCCAGGCGCGCGAGGGCGTTGCCGCCGAACTCGGATTTGCGTAGCCGCAGTTGTGTCGACGCCAAACTGACGTTCAGGAGGACCGAGTTGTGAAATTCGAGGCGCGTCCAGGCTCCGGCGTCGATCCGGTACTCAAAGGGAAAATCGCCGATGTTGCGCAGCGTGACCGAGGTTGAATCGGTCGAATCGGTCACCAGCGCGCCAGATCCGCCCCAGGCGCTGGTGATCGGGATCTCGACCCACCGCGTGCTGCGCTTCACTTCGATCGATGCCACGCCGTCCATTTTCATCATCCTTCAAGAGTCGTGAGTGCGTTGGTCCGCTGCTTTCGCGGCAGCGCCAGCGCGTCGCCCAGTTCCACCATCGGAAAGCACTTGAGCGCGCTGCCCGGCGTGCAGTTCAGGATCTCGATGCCGCGCTCGCGCGCCGGCTCCTGCAGCTCGGCAAAGCGCTCGACCCAGCGCCCGTAGGTGCCAGGCTGGGTGTTGCGCAGCGGCTCGACGTGCGGTCCGTGCCAGTGCGTCCCGTGCATGTCAAATCCGCACAGCAAGATGCGGCGCGCACCGCCATGGATCGCGATGTGGACGGCCTGGTAGCCGCTGTGCCCGCCCGAGCGCACCGCGCCCGGATGAGGATCGAACCCGCCGGGGCCGCTGTTGCGCAGCTTGCGCGTGCCGGCGACGTCGTCAACCGTGACCTTCAGGCCGCGGAAGGCGAGCGCGTCCGGGTTCGCGCGCCACCAGGCACCGTCCGCCGCGTAGAGCAAGCCGGCCCAGGGCGCGAGCCGGAAGGTGTTGTTGATGACGATCGCCGGGACCATCGCGTCGAACACCTGGCGGGCGACGTCGGCCGACATGCTCGGCCCGCTGGCCAGCACCGCGACGGTCTCTTCCGGCCACAGGCGCGCGATCGTGAAGGCGTCCGTCATGTCTTGGAGCCGTCAAAGCCCAGTTGCGTGAGGTCGCGACCAGGTCGGCCTTCGGCGCCACGGTCACCCTTCTCGCCCTTCAGGCCGTCCTTGCCGTCGCGGCCCCGCTTGGCGCTGAGCTTCCAGTCCTCGGCGCTCGCCGGCGTGCCCGGCCGCGACTTGGTGGGGCGCTCGCAATGCCAGATGCTGCCGTCGTAGGTCACCGCGTCGCCGCGCTCGTAGTCGCGCTCGGCCGTCCAAATGCCGCGCCAGATCATCGCCGTCGAGGAGAACGACAGCGTCTGTTCCTTGCCCGTCGTGCGGATGAAGCACAGTCCGAAATGCCGCATGTCGCTCTCCTCGGCCGAATCGAGACCGGCGAAGCCGTCGAGGACGACCGCCCAGCCGGCCTTTTCCAGCTCGGGGGCATCCTTGAGCGGGTCGGTTGCCCGGAACGAACGAATGAGGCCACCGCGCCAAGCCGCGAAGGTGCCGCGCGGGTAGCGCTTGTCGACGTCGAGCGCATCGAGCACGTCCAGCTGCAGCGCGTCACGCCCAGCAGCACCGTCCAGGCCGTCACGGCCATCCTTGCCATCGCGGCCGTCCTTGCCGTCCACGCCATCCTTGGGCACCGGCAACGCGGCCAGCGCTTCGGCCAGGCGCGCGGAAACCGCGGCGTCCACCATGCGCTGGATCTCGGCCAGGTCGACGTTCACGCCGTCCTTGCCATCCACGCCGTCGCGGCCATCCTTGCCGTCGACCGGTGCGGGGATCTGCTGGACGACCTGCGCGAGCACACGGCCGGCAATCTCGTCGGCGTCGGCATCCTTGCCGTCCACCGGCTTGGGCAGCTCGGCGACCGCGCGCCGGACCTCCTCGACGATCACCGCGGGGTCGGCGTCGCGACCGTCGCGGCCATCGGCGCCGGCGGCGCCAGGCTCACCTGGGTCGCCCTTGTCACCTTTCCGGCCCTCCACCGGCGCGCGGTCCTCGACGACGGCAAGGCGCTCGATGACCTGCTCCAGGCCCTGCACGACAAAGTCGCCCAGGGCGCGCGTGACCTGGGCATCGACCAGCTTGACGACGGTGTCGGCGTCCATCGGAGCCGGCAGCTCGCCGAGCCGCTGGTCCAGGGCGTCGATGCGTTTGGCGAGCACGTCGCTGGACGATCCGACGAACTCGCGCACGTCGATCGCGAGCGCCTTCAACAGGTCAGCAATGTCAGCGGGGCGCATAGAGAGACTCCTTGAAGCCCGCATGCAGGCCGAGCTTGCAAAGCTCCCACGTGCCGTCGTCCTCGTCTTCGACGTGCGGCGCGGCGGCAGCGCGCGCGGCGATTTCCGCCGCTCGTTCGGCCAGCTCCAGCGATTTGGTCGGCTCTGCGGGCGCGGGCGCGGCGGCCGGCGGCGCGGCAACGGCAGGCTTGTCGGCCACGATGTCACGCCGGTCGAGCTGCGCGAGCGACCAGTTCTGCTGTTGCATGTACGGCGTGTCACCGCCGGCAGTCGCCGGCAGGTTGACCCGGGCGCGCGCCTCGTTGGGCGCCATGATGCCGGCGCCGACCACCTTGCCGAGCGAGTCGTACATGGTGGCGGTGTCCATGCGCAGCAGGCCGTCCAGATCGAACTCGCTGCCCATGCCGGTGGGCATTTCAAGCCCTTCGTCCAGCAGCACCTCGATGCTCTCGATGAGCATCTGCAGGGTGCCGGTGTAGTACTGCTGTTCCAACGCCTCGACGTTGTTGTTCAGCGGCATGGGGCCCACGCCGATTTTGTAGCCGGGCACGCCGAACGCGCGCGCGACGTCCTCGCCCGTCCAGCGCAGTTGTTCGATCAGCTGCGCGTCAACCGCATCGATGGTCATGGACTCGTACTTGAGGCCGTCGCCCAGCACCGCGATGCGGCCGATGTTCGTGGCTGAGAAGTTCTCCTCCCATTCACGTTTGAGGCGCGCCGCGGTCTCGTCGGTGATGCTGGCCGGCGCGGTCAGCATGCCTGACGGCCGGCTCATGTTCTCGAAGAACCGCGCGCTGTTGCCCTGGATGCGGTTGCCCTGCGTGGCTGCAGCGCCGCAGGCAAAGATGGGCGAAACGCCCACCAGCGGATGGAACAGCGTCATGCCGCGGTCGTGAATGATCTCGCTGGCGGGCACCGTGTCGCCGAGCGGCTTTTCCGCGAGCACGTCGGCGCCCAGGCGGTAGTAGACCGAGCCGTCCTCGGCCACCAGCGGCGTGACCAGGCGCGGATGAAGAACGTGCATTTCAGTGACCAGGCCGCGCGCGTCGTTGCGCACCTTGAGCACGAAGGTGTTTCCATAGAGCAGCTTGGAGATCACCCACGAGGTCAGAAACTGGATTCGCGTCTGGTAGCTGTTGGGCTTGCGCAGCGGCCCCCAGAACGGCGACTGCGCGGTGACCTCGTCCCAGATGGCACCGTCCTGCTGGACGAGCCGCACGCGCAGCTTGGCGATGTCCGAGGCGATGCGTGAGACGCAGGCAAAGACCGCGGCGAACGCCAGCAACGCCTCGTGGCCGTCTTGCGTCACGCCACGCTGCCAGGCACCCGCGAACGGCTCTCGGAGCCAGCCCCAGACTGCGGAGCCCAGCGGCATCAGACCGGCCGGGGCCGCACTCTTGCGGCGCAGGCTGATGTCAAAGCCAAGGAGTCGCACCTAGTCCCCCGATGCGTTGCCGGCGACGTCGGACGCACGCATCAAGGCGCTCGTGTTGTCCGTCGTCATGTCCGTGTCGGCCGGGCCGGCGGGTGCCGGGGCCGGTTCTGATGCCGTGATCTCGACGGGGCCAGCGGGCCCGCTCGCGGCGGCAGCGCGCGACGCAAGCTCAGCATTGGTCGGGCGGCCACGGCGGCGCGGCGCGGCGGCGGCGCTGGGCGCCTCGACGGCGGGCGGCACGGCGGCGGCAGCGATGTGTTCACCAACGGCATGGCGGGCGGCCCCCATGCGCACGAGATAGTTTGCGTCGATCGACGTCGCAAAGACCTCGTCTCCGGGCGCAGCGTTCTGGCCGTCGTGGCGCAGGTGGCGCAGCGCAATGAGGCGTCGGGTCTGATAGCTGTTCATCATGAGCATTGGCCTCCAGAAAAGGAAAGGGCCGGCGCGCCCCTGAGCTACGCGCCGGCCTCTTGGGGCTCGTCAGGCGACTACGAGCCGTAGCGCTGCGCGCCCTCGATGAACTGGACGGCGGTCGAACGACGCTTGGCCCAGTTGATCCAGCGGTCGCACTTCAGGCCGACCATGCTGTTCTGCCAGAGCGAGACCAGCGACTGCGCGCCGGCGCTGGGCGCGTCGTTCATCTGCACCGACGCCTCGGTGCTCATGTCCAGCAGCATCTGGCCGTCGTCAGCCAGCAGGATCTGGTCTTGCACCAGCAGGAAGATCTGCTGCTCGCCCGGCGAACCGCTGGACACCACGCTGTTGGACGTGATGACCGGCAGGCCCTTGAACGTGCCGCCGTCCACGCCCAGGTTCGGGAACGCCGGATCGCCGTAGGCGGTACGGATCGCACCCAGCGCGATGGCTTCGCTCGGCGACATCAGCCAGATCGCCGAGGACAGCGACACGTCGGCCCCAGCGACCTGCTGCAGGACATAGGCGACGTCCTGGTCCAGCGCCGCCAGGGTCGCGCCGCTGGCCTGGCGCGAGACCACGCCGTTGGAGACCGAGGCCGGCGACACGTTGGCCACGCCCGCATAGCTCGGGTCGATGAAGCGCTTGTCCAGGTACGCGGCGATGCCCGCGGCCAGGTCGGCGCGCACCAGCGCGTCGGCGGCCGGGTTGCTCATCGTCACCAGCTCCTGGGTCAACACCGCGATGGTCGACGCCTTGGCCCAAGTGAGCGTGAGCGCGTCGAACGACGCCTTCTGCACCGGGGTGGGCAGACCCTCGCCGACGAACGTGCCGGACGTGCCCGCGGTCTGGCGCGGGATACGGATGTTGAACGGCACGCGGCGCAGCTGGGGCAGCCGGCCGATGATGGTCTGCGGACGCAGGAACTCGATGAACTCGCTGACCATGTTCTGCGCGTAGACCAGCGGACCGGCCCAGGTCGCATCCGACGTGGTGCCGGCGGCCACCGCGGTCTTCATCAGCGCGTCGACCGAGCCGTACTGCACGATCTGCTTGATGAACATCGCGACTTCGGGCGTGGTGTCGTTCCACTGCTTGGCGATCTCGGCCGCGTGCATGATGTTGCCCTTGGCACGACCCAGCGCGATGGCGTAGCGGGCGAAGGCGATGCCCTTTTCCACGTTCGGCCGGACGCTGATGACGCCGCCGCGCAGCTCGACGCCGCCTTGCTCGTTCCCGCCGCCAGCGCCGACGGTGCGGTCCGTCACCGGCGTGGCACGTGCGACGACGCGGGCCTCGTGGGTCTTCAGGCGATCGATGTGCTCGTCGATGCGCTTGATCTCGACGGCCAGGCCGTCGTACTCCTCGCTCTCATGTTCGTCGAGCGAGGTGCCTTCGTCCCCGCTCTTGGCCATGATGGCGTCCATGCGTTCTTCCGCAGCGACGCGCTTGGCGGCGAATGCGGTGATTTGTTCACTGATCTTCATGGCGTTTCCTTTCGAGAATTGGCGAATTCCCGAGGCGCCGGGCGGTGTGTTGGTGGCCCGCGTGGCGGGCCGGTCGAGGCGAACGACCTGAGCAGCGCCAGACGCGGCGCGTCGTTGCTCCTGGTCGATCGCTTTGATGGCGGTGATCGAGGCTTCCTGGTTGGCCGGGATCGTCACGCAGGACAATTCGAGCCAGTTCCAGGACAGGTACTTCAGGCCGTAGCTGCCTTCGATGCGCGCGGTCTCGATGGCGCTGAAACCGATGGACAGGCCGCGCACGAGCTTGGCCTTGAGCATCTGCCAGCACGTGTCGAGGCTGTCCTTGAGCGCGCCAGGCGTGGGCTCGTCGTGCACCTCACAGTCGACTTCGATGCCCTTGGCGGACACGCGCGCGGCGGTCACCCAGCCGATCGGGTCATCGGAGTCGTGGCCCCACAGCAGGGGCACGGGCAGCTTGAACTTCGCGCCGGTGGGCACGACGACGTCGTCCATGAGGTCAGCGGACGGCGTCGATGCGATGCCGGTGAACGTGCGCTTGCCATCGCCTCGCTGACGGCCTTGATCTCAAGAGTCGAATAGGCGCGTTTCATTCGTGCGCTCCAATGAAAAAGGCCCGCACGGTGGCGGGCCTTGGATGCCTGAGCGGCAAAGCGGTTACGGCGTGGGCGGCGTGGGTGCCGGCGTGTTCGCCGTGATGGCCGCCGCCAAGGCAGCGTTCTCGGTGGCGAGCGAATCGCTCAGCGCCTGCAGCTGCGCCGGGTCACCCGAGGCGATGGCCTCGTCCAGCGCCGTCTTCAGGCCGACCAGCAGCGCGATGGCCGACTCTTCGATCGTTTTCGTCGCCGCGACCTGCGCGGTGAGGTTGTCCAGTTGCGTGCTCATGGTGTCCAGTCTTCCAAGGATGGTTTGTAGCGCTGCATTGACGGCAGCCAGCGCCTCGCTGCTTACGATGGAGAGGTCGATTTTTAAATGCATGACGTCTCGCATTTTTGAGAGGTTCGGGTGTGACCGGTGAGCGCCGCTGGCGCCGCTAGAGCAGCAGCAGCTGGAACTTGGGCGCCGTCGTTGCGGCGGCCTGCGCAACGCCGAAAGCCTCCAGCAGCGCAACCATGTCATCGATCTTCTCGGGCGCACGCTTTTTGTCGGGCGCCGTGTTCATGTTGACGTCGGTGCGCGCGATGACGTTGGCCGCGCACCAGTTCAGCACCGGATCGTTCCCATGGCTCAAATGCCCGGAGGTGTATGCGCGTTCCAGCGCCTGCATGGCCGGGTGGTAGGTCTTGGGCCCCTGGATGAATTCCTTGAGCGGCACGCCGGCGTCCTGCAGCTTCTTGACCAGCTGCGCGGCGTTCCACGGGTCGTAGCCGATCACCTTCACGTCGAAGCGGTCGTTGATGCCGATGATGGTTTCCATCACCACGTCGTAGTCCGTGACGTCCTCGCCTGCGACGATCAGGTGCCCGGACTCGACCCAGTGTTGGTAGGGCACGAGGCCGCGCTCAGTGCGGCGATGCACGGCCGCGCGCGGCACCCAGCGCCAGCCATGCGTGTACCAGTGGCCCTCGACGAGCCAGACGAGGCGAAAGCTCGAGAAGTCGCCCACGCTCGCCAGATCGAGACCGCCCCAGCAGGGCACCTTGCGCAGCTTGTCGAGGTCGACCGGCCCGGCGCACGCGCGCCACTTCTGCAGATTCACCCAGCCGCCGGCGACCGACGACGGCCGGTTCAGGCGCTTGATCTTGAATTCAGCGTGGCGGCCCGGCATCGCCTTGGCCTCGATCGCTTCCTTGCGCAGCTCGGTCAGCAAGATGGGGTTCACGTCCATCAACGGATTGGCCTTGCCCCAGGCCGTCTCGTCAAAGTCGTCATCCGCCTTCGTGCCCGCGGCTTTGTCCTCCTCGTCGACTGCGTAGTAAACGGCCAGGAAGTGGTCCGCCTCGACGATGCCTTCGAGCACCTGCATGGCGAAGGTGCGCAGCTCGGGCCAGGGGCCGGCGCTCTCATAGCCCTCGGTCGTCGTGAACAGGAACAGCGGATTCGCGCGCGCGCCGGCGGCTGACCGCAACACGTTGAGCAGGTCATGCGTCTTGTGCGCGTGGATCTCGTCCAGCAGCACCACGGACGGGTTCAGCCCGTCCTGGCTGGATGCCTTGGCGTTGATCGGCTTGAACGTGCCGCCGTTGCTGTAGCTCGTGATCGCGTTGGCGAAAGCCTCCATGCCGAACGCCTTGCGCAGGCCGGACGTGGCGTCGACCATGCGTTTGGCGATGTTGAAGATCACGCGCGCCTGGCTGCCCGTGGTCGCGCCGCTGATCACCTGCGGCCCGAGTTCGTCCTCGCACGCCTGGCAATAGAGGCCGATGCCGCCGGCGATGGTCGACTTGGCGTTCTTTCGGGCCACGGCCTTCATCGCCGTCGTGAAGCGCCGCGTGCCGTCCGGCTTGCGAAACCCGAACAGGTTCACGATGAAGAAAACGTCCGATTCGTGCAGGACGATGTTCGGCTGTTCGCTGCCGTCCGCGTTCTTCCACTTGCCCTCGACGTGGGGCAGGCACTCGATGAAGCCGCAGGCGTGGGTCGCGCGTTCCGGGTCAAAGTAAAACGGCGCCGGCGTGGCCTGCGTGCGCTGCAGGTCAGCGATGAAACGGCGCGCGGCCAGGCGAATCCACTTACCGAAGTGCCGCGCGTTCGCGTCATCGGCGGCGCGCTCGGCATACGCGAGCGCGATGGCGCAGTAGTCACGCGCTGGACTTGCGGAACGCCTCGAAGGGGTTTTCATTGGCGCCAGATCCTGGGTTCTGCAAACGCGTGCGTGCGCTGGGCGTCATGCCGAACTCGGCGGCGTAGCGCACCATGTCGGCCATCGCCTTGTTGGCGGTGCCCACCAGCGGGTTCTGGATCAGGTTGCCGCCGGCGGTCTTGATCATCAACCCGTGCGTAAGCGTGTCTTTGGCCGCCATCGATGCCAGCGCGCGTTCGGCCTGCACCCAACGCCCGTAGGCTTCGCAGTAGGCGGCGAGCGCCGCGCGATCGAGCTGCGTCATCATCTTGAGCTGCACGAGGATAGAGACCACGCGGCCCCATTCGACCTTGGCCTCGTCCGACAGGTGCGCCGGCGGCGTCGGCTCATCGATCGGCGCGCGGATCTGCTTTTCCGGCTTGGGCAGTTTGTGCGCCGGCCGTCCGCGCACCAGCGCCAGGTGCGTTGGGACAGGTTTCGGGCCGCGGGTGGCCATCACGCGACCTCGTTGGAATGGAGCGCACGGGTCGGAGTCACGCCGCCCAGCGCCGAGGGGTGCTCGGCGTCCTGTTCTTTCGTGCGCATGATCGGTTTCGGAAACGGTTTCGAGAGCGGTTCGACCGTGCGGCGCGTTTGTGCATCCAATGGCATCAAGTAGCGGTGTTTGAAACCGCTAGTGACGCGTTCAGCCTTCGGGTCGACGTGTTCGCGTAGCCACGGCAACGACTGGCCGCCGGTGCCGTACCGGGTGTGTAGGGTCTTTGGATGCACGAGCACGCCGCGCACGCGATAGGCGTGCGTCTCAGATCCGCCGGTATAGATCCAACCGCCGGCCTGATAGATGCCGCCATGGTGCCCATGACCGGCATCGGCGAACGACACCACGAGGCGCAGGCCCGGGCACTGCCTGCGAAGGAACTTGAGCGCGATGGACACGATACGCGATACCGGGCTGTCGTGTTTGTCGAGCGCGATGCGGGTTAGTTCGCAGACTTCAACCTGGCGTAGACCATAGGGCGAACCGATCTCCGGTGTCGCGCCTTGGCCGAAGAGCACGACGCCGATGAACCGATCGTGTTCCCACACGCCCACGCGAACGGCTTTGAACACGGGCACGCATCGGCTGTAATGCCAACGCAGGCAAGCGAATTTCGCGGCTTCAGCCGTAGCCCAGTCAATGCGCAATTCAGAATTCATGACCGCAGTTCGGGCAAACGTGTTTCGCTTTCTCGTCGAGCCGACTTTGATCTGTTTGGGTCGCGGGTTCGAACTGCTGCGGCAGCAGCTGGTTCAACTCTTCCGCCGTGAAACCGACGATGCCCAGATCGAAGTCCTCCACGCGCAGCAGCTCCAACTCGCTGGCCAACAGTGCGTCGTCCCATCCGGCGTTCAGTGCGAGCTTGTTGTCGGCGATGATGAGCGCGCGCCGCTGTGCGTCGGACAGACCCGGCAGGCAAATGGTGGGCACCTCAGCCATACCCAGCGCCAACGCGGCGGCCAGTCGGCCGTGACCGGCGATCAACCGGCTGTGCTCGTCGACCAGAACCGGGTTGGTCCAGCCGAACTCGCGAATCGCGGCGGCGATTTGCTCAATCTGCTCGGCCGTATGCGTGCGCGCGTTTCGGTCGTAAGGCACCAGCTCGGCGGTTTTGCGGTAAGTGATGGCAAGGGCGGTGGTCATGTGCGTGTGAAGGGATTGCTACCCCCCGGTCGGAAATGCGGCCGTGTGATTAAAAACT